TTGGAACATTCTTTTTGCTCCTTGTTATTCTTAAAAGTATCTTTCATAGCCTGTTTATACATTTCTAACATTTCGGATTTATGCTCATTTGGAGTACGGTTGTATAAATCTCTTAAAAAATCTAGCGTGCTATAAAGTTCCATTATTTATTCTCCCTTATTCTCAGCCCCGTGAATATAAGCCAACTTTACAAGATTACGTATTTTTCTAACAACATCTGAATCTCTGGAAATATATTTAATATGGTTTGAAACTGCTTTAGAATAAGAATATTTCTCAGCATCATCTTTTACTTTCTGCTCGTTTTCTTTCTTTAACGATTCTTCACAAATAGCATTTTGCAATTTTGTCTGTTCAAATTCAAATAATTTAGCTTTTGCTCCTGTTATGTAACCTCGAACAAACAAAGGTCTATCAATTAATGGAATTACTTCCCATGCAGATGTTTCTGTCGCTTCTTTAATTAATTCGTCATCACTCATTATTTTCTCCCTTCTTGTGTATCTATAAACTTATTCACTCGACTGGCAAGTGCAGACGCACCCTTCCAGTTATCATTATCTTTTAATTCATCTCTGAGCCACATAATTAATTTTGTAGCTTCACACAAGTCCTTATACATCATTGTTGCACCTTCACAACTTTCTAAAAGGCTTCGATTTTCTTCTTGTAAATCTTTAGTAGTCTGAACGGCAACTGCTGTAGCAACTTCTATCATTGGTTCTTCGAAAAGTTCAAATACTTTATCTTCCCAGCCATATTCCTGTTTTGCGTAAGCAATCCATTCTTTTACCTGTTTCTCAGCTTTAGCAACAATTTCATGTTCTGTCATTTTTCTGCTCCCTCATATCTCTTTCTAATCTCTTTATTGTAAAAATATGCCTTTATATCCTGAATAGCCATTATAATGCAAAGTACAATTATTATACCGGCTAATACAAGATTAATTATTCCAGCAACCTTATGATTAAGTCTGAATTGATAAATACCACACATGATATTGAATATCGCAATAATTAACTCGTAAATATAAATTCTCATATCTGTTCCTTACAACATAGTCCAACCAACAAAGAAAGCAACACCAATTGCCACAACCAGAGTAATAACACGTATTACGATTGTTTGTGTCGTTTCATCCTTAAATTCACAGTCTGTTGTATCAATTACATCTCTACATTCTTTGTATTCATACTTTCCTGTTATTCTATCTCTTACGCCTGTCTTTTTACACTCATACTCATGCATATCATGTCTGATACAGTGCTTACAATCGGCACAACATTTCTCTTTAGTTTTCTGCATTACTTACTCCTTTTATTTTTTTGATTACAAATTGTTTATCACTGTTATCCATAAGTTCTTCAACATGGGTAACTTCAACTATCTGTATGTTCAATCTTTCAGAGAATGTATGAACAACTTCTGCAACCTTTTCTCTTAAACCTTTACTGACAAATCTGAACGGCTCATCGAACACCATAACGTCATCTGTATGACTGATATTGAATACCGCAACTCTTAATGCAAAACAAAGAATATCAATAAGCCCTCCACCATTCTGATTCATAGGGTCTATTTCCTTACCGTTCTGGAGAAGTAAGAATTCAACCTCAGTCTTACCACGAGCAGGTACATAATTGAGATTAAAGGTATACTCGTCTCCAAAACAAGTTGCAAGTGCAAGATTTACGATAGTATCAATCTTTACTGAAAGTTGTTTTTGAACTTCTGTTGCTACATTCTGACAAACAGAAATTGATTTAAGAACTTCCTCAGTTTCAATTTTAATCTCTTCAAGTCTTTGTTTTCTTGTTTTCAACAGTTCTTCGTTTGACTGTTTCTTTACCTTTAGGGTATTTAATTTATTTTCTATTTCTGTGAATTCCATATCTTAATTATAGAATACGGAATAAAACAGAAATTCTAAGAGTACTCTATTTGTACTCCCTGTCGTCCTTTCATGAGACGGCGTGACTTTACATTTACAATCATACTTTCATCAATATCAACAAATTTAATATCAGTATTACCATTTAATACAGCTTGAATATCGTTATAATGCTTAGTCAGTGTTTCCATAGGTCCTTCATCAATCGTATCTTTTACAATCAGATAATAATAAAGACATCTATCACTTTCCTGACCAATACGGTGAATACGGTCACATGCCTGTTCCATCTGTACGGCAGTTTGTCCCCATTCAGTAAATGTCATAATATGAGAAGCGGTTAAAGTTATTCCTGTAGAAGCAGCTTGTAACTGACCAATGAATTGTTTAATGTCATCATTCTTCTGAAACTTATTCACAGCATCTTGTCTCTTAAAATCAGAAAGACCACCATTGATACCTACACACTGATTACCAAATGTAGACATCAATGTTTCATACATCTGAGTATGAAATACAAAAGTAACCAATTTATTTTCAACATCAAGGATATCTTTGATAAACTGAATAACAGCATTTATTTTTATCTCAGTTAACGCCTGTTTCATTTTCGCAAGATATGTAAACTGATGTACATCATCCAGAGATAAAAGCTCCTCTTCCATTTTATCATACAACTCACGTGACTTTTTATCCATATCCAGATAAACAGGAATTTTCTGTTTAGGTGGAAGGAACGGAAGTACATCTTTCTTTTCAAGACGAATCATGAATGTTGCTAACTTACGTCTTAATTCTTCAACATTAGAACATCCGTCAAAATGCCAATGACCGAATCTGTCTTTATAAGGGTCACAGTATCTCTGTTTGTAATCCCATTCATTAGGAAATAAATCAGAATCCATAATATGACAAATTGTATAAAATTGCAGCACTCTTGTTTCAAATGGCGTTCCTGACAAAAACAATTTCAAAATACTATTATCTTTCGATGCTTGTATAATTGCTCTACTTCGTATAGATTCAGGATTACCTAAAGCCTGACATTCATCACATACAATAGCGTGAGGTTTTATCTCTTTAATGATTGCGTTTATCCAACCCTCTACAGGAATAAACGCCTTACGATATTTTCTGCCTTCTTCTTTAGCAAGTTTAATTCTTTTCTTTTCTCGCTCTACTCTCTCTTTATCATCAAAACCAAGTATGTCATAATTTATAATTACAACATCAGCCTGTTTAGCACTATTCAAAATATAAAGGTCGTTATAAGTTTCACGACCGCTAATAACATAAGTTTTTAATCCAGGTGTCCATTCGTGTACTTCTTTTTCCCAATTTAATTTTAATGATGCAGGACAAACAATCAGTGCAGGGTAAGCCTCACCTACAGCTTTTAATGCAACAGAACCCATACAAGTCTTTCCTACACCCATTTCACCAGCGATTAATGTGTTGTGCATCCACTTCACAATCTGAGCAACTGTCTCTTTTTGGAACGGATACATTTTCTCGGGAAGATTAAGTGAATCTATGAACTCTTGTTTTACTCTATCTTGTTTAGTTGCAGCTTTAAGTAATTTTTCAAACGATTCATCAAAACATGTTTGTGTTAGTGTAGACAAATCTTTAACTGTCTGAATAGTTCTGGTAAAAGCATAACCATTTACAGCAGGTAAACATTCAGCTTTATATTTTTCTGCTAACTGAGATAATTTTTCAATGTTTGCGGTATTAGCTGTAGCGACTATTTTCTCGCCATCCCAAAAAACACGTGCCATACCTATAATATTAGAATCTGATTCTCCAACCTTTAGACGTCTTAGATTCTAATAACTTCTGACACATATAGGCATTGTTTACAAGGAATGTTCTTACAGTAAAACCTTTACCGTTTTCGATATTTTCTTTTCCGATTGATACAAACGAATATTTCGGATTAATGTCTATCTGTGCGATATCATCTATTCCTTTTTCAAACATTCTTATCATCTTTTGTTTCTACTCCCAATTCAATTTTATTTCCAATTTTAAGATGTACATTCTTAAAGGTCTTTTTAATGATTCCCATAACTAAAGCAAAAACAAGGCAGATAAGTACAACACCACCCACGATAAGAGTAATATCACCGACTGTAATTTCCTCTTCTTCATAATCATACTCTGTTGGTACTTCTTCATAATATTCTTCTTCCATTTTTAATCTCCTTAGAATAAAGAAAATTTATCCTTAGGTACTTCTTCTTTATCCTCTTTCTTAATATTTACAGTTTTATCAGGTTCTTGTTGTGTCTGTTTAATTTCGTCTTCATAATCATCATCGAAAATTGGAAATCCATATTTATCATAATTCATAACGTTATTCTCCTTAGAAGTGTTTTGAAAAACATTAACATATTTCTTACTCTCATTATAAGGTTTCAACTCTTTAAGGTTTATCTTTAATGTCATAAGAACAGGTTCTTTATTCAAATCAGGTTTTACAATAAACTCATTATCTGAGATTTTTTCAAAAGGAAGATATTCATATATTTTCAACGTCTTATCTTCTTTCAGAAAGAAATAATTATGAATACCCATACTTGTTCTAAAAGTATAACTAAAAATATTACTCATCATTTTCATCATGAACAATGTAATTCTTACCTAAGATAGATTCTCCAAATACAAACTGACCTAACGGTAAACACTGAGCGAAAACACATGTTTCTTCGACTTCTCCATTACGAATAGCAAGATTTCGTATTCTCATTATATGCTCTTCTTTCATTTTTCGTGTTTGCTCAAGAGAAACCATTGAAGTAATATGTGCAATTTTCTTAAAATTTTCTCCAATACTTTCAGCTTCTACAGAACTTGATGACATTCCTGAACGGTTTGTCTGAGATGCAGTTATTACGCAGCAATGAAGTTGAGTAGCATATCCACCAAGATATTTCCATGTTTCATCAAGCTGGTTTCTTAATTCACTTCCACCTCCGATTGGTGTTGTAATATCAGCATAATCAATTATTACTACATCAGGAACAAATCCATTTTCAATCAACTCATCAATTCGACCGGTTATTTGTTTTACTGAAGCACTAAATCTAGGATAAGCAATAACTCTCAAATGACCTTGATATCCATTATTTGCTCTTAAACGCTTTTGGAGTGTGTTAACTGATTTTCCTCTATTTTTAACATTTATATCAACAAGTTCAGAAAAATATTTTCCTTCTTCACTTGTATCTTCTACAAACCTACTTGTTTCATAAACACCGTCTTTGACTAAAGTAGACTCAGCTCCCCACAACGCTTTCCACAAACGTTGAACAACTTCTTCTCTTGTCATTTCCATACTTACAAAAACAACATTCAATCGTTGTTTAAGAGCTTGAATAGCGAGATATTGTAGTGCGAAACTTTTTCCTCTCTTAGGTGGTGCAAGAATAGCAATAAAATCATTCCTATGAATATTACCCAAAACATCATTCATTGCTCCAGGCAAAGTAAACAAAACTTCCTCTTCCTGTGCTAAAGCATTTTCGATAATTTCTTTATCGCCTAAATCCATTAAATCACATTCATTTATTTCAGCTGTTGAAATCTTTTTGTACTCTTCCTGAATCTTTCTTGCCTTATCCATTGAACGAGTTTCAAGACAAGCGTTTAATTCTTCTGTATAGATTTTCAATGCTTTATAATCAATAAAATCTTTTCCTTTATCAACAAGATAATCTTCGTTATTAATTTGAATTTCTGTTTTACCAAGTTCCTGAATATAATTCAGAATAAGTTCTTTTAATGCTTCATCCTGAATCTCATCACAGTGAGTTCTGTATACTGATGTGATATCCTGTTTTGGAGCGTTCTTGAATTTCTTATAATATTCCATTACCCACGAAACAATAGTTCTTGAATAATCAATATCAAAATAGGTTAGTTTAGTGTAAGGTAACAAAGTCTGGCAGCATTTATCGCTCATAATCAAACTTGTTACAAAATCTTTTTCATCAAGTGTTTTAATAACTTCTCTGTTTAACATAGTATTTATAATATTAGAATTTTCACTTTTTCTGAATTTTTCCTTTACATAACGCTTGTTTTATTGTATATTATAGTTATACAGAATAAATGCTTTAGGAGGCAGTTATGAAAGAGAAGATTAGAATTACAAGAGAACAGTTAGATGCTATTAAAGCAAAGCATGATGAAACTGTTGGAACTCCAAAGTTCTATGAAGAAGGCATGTTGTATAGATGTGCAAGTTACAGTAAAGACAGTAAAGGTAAATGGTTTTTTACTGGTTATATCTGGCCTTATACAGAAGGTTATCTTAAAACTATTAAAGGTACGGTTTACCTTTATAGTAATAACAACACAGAAAGATTTGAACTTTCTGATAAATGCAAAGAATTTTTGAATATTGCTTAAGGAGGCAAAATATGGTAAATTATGTTGATGTTAAATCGGGAGAAAAACTTCCAAACGGTGATGTAAGTCAGTTCGTACTTGCAATGAACAGAGAACTTGTTTCTGTAAAAGAAAAAGGTCTTACAGAGGGTCTTACAATCAAAGACAAGGCTCACTTCCTTGCTGTAGCAAAGAACCTTACTTCTGCAATCGAGTATTATACAAAATTGTGGGGAGCAGAACTTGTAAAGGAAGTAGAACCAGGTGTTGGTTTTGATTTCCCTGACTTAGGACAGACTGTTACTGTAAAGAATGGCGGTAACAATTCCAAAATCAGTCCTGATATTTTTGATGAACTTTCGTTGGAGCAGATTAAGGCTGTTGCTACTGTTTCAGAAAAAGCCCTTAAAGATTTTGATAATGAAAAATTGTTCAAAGGTTGGTCATCAAACCTTATCGAAAAGTACAAGGTTATTACAGGACAGAAAGCAAATTCTGTAATGTACAAATCACTTATCTAAAATTAAACAGTAGGTCTTCGGACCTACCTTAAAAGGAGATTAAATTATGGGAGCATTTGGTGGTTATTGGAGTTATGTTGAAAAAGAACATGAAATGGAAATTATGATTGAATGGTATGGTCAAATCGACTATTCAGTTTGGAATTATTAGAGGAGATAAATTATGTCATATATTCCATTACCAAGTAAAGAAGGCTGGTGTGTTGAAGGATACTTCAAAGGTAATAAACATCCAATGAGTAGATATTATCTCACATCAAATATTAAAACAAAAGAAGCTGCAAAGGAACAGTTCTTAAAAGATACATGTTGTTCAGAAACAGAATTTAACAAAATCGATGTTCTTGAATGCATAATGTAAAGTGGTGAACGAGATTAATTTTGTGAAGGCTATGCCACTCAAACCGAATCCTTCACTAAGGCTAGGACTTTTGTTCTAGCCTTTTCTTTTTCTGTTGTTCCAATATCTCTTTCTTATGTTTTTTGATAATACTTCTTATAATATTCTCTTCTGTATTCCTTGGTTCGTTCACGTATTAAATCTTTATTTTTTTCATAATATGCTTTTGCATATTTTTCATAATGGTTCTTATTAATTCTTTCTTTATTTCTGTGATAATACTCAGCATGTTGCTTTATAATCTTTTCTTTATGTTCTAGCCAATATTGTTTATTATATTCTTTATTGTAATCAGCTATATGTTCTTTATGAGTTTCACGCCATCTTTTATTACTTTCTCGTTTTCTCTGTTTACGTTCTTCTTCAGTATAAATTGATTTCATTCCCATGACTAACTCCTACCATATTACAACATCATCAAGTTCAACAACTTCTTTTTTCTTTTCATTTTTAATTTTAGAATTATTAAACGATTCGTCTGTGTAATACTTATCAATACTTTTTGGTAACTGTTTAAGGACATTAAACTTACCTCTGTCAATTCCTGCTCTGAGCCATTGTTTGAAATATCCGTCAAGTTCAGTTCCGTCATTATAGGTGAGTTTGAAATACCAATGGTTCATTACAGGATGTTCACCTTCTTTCTGTTTAAGTACAAACAAAAGATAATTCTTAAAATCAATAAAAGGATTTCCGTCTTCACATGAGTTTACAAATTCACCATAAATTGACGGAAATGTAAACTTAAACAGTTTCAACCATCTTGTCCAGTCTTCCATATCATACCAGAATGAAAGCTGATAATTCTTCATTTTGAAATATTTCTTACAGAATTTTTCAGCTGCACTTTTGATAAGACTGTTACAATTCTCTTTAAGTGTAGTTATTGTTATGTCTGATTTATATGCATAAGAAGTCATTGGTGGATTCACTAAATGTAAAAACGGACAATCTATCTCTCCGTTCTCATTGTATCCGTTGTTGAAAAACTTAGCAAATGTAATATCATTTAGATACTTTTTATTCCAAGGTAACTTCTCAGGTTTCTTTGCCTCATCAAGATTATCTAAAGCCGATAACACAAGCTGGCGTACTTTGCTCCAATCGTTCTTACATTCCTGAATCTTCTGAAAAGAATCAGTCATATTAAATTGACCGTCCTTAGAATTATCAAATCGTTTAGTTTTAAGGAAATCACCATTATAGAGTTCCATAACATAACTTAATACTCTGAGATAACATTTACTGTCTTTTTTAGGATTCTTATTAGATAGTCTTGAAAGCATAGTATTAATTATACTCTCAGCATGTTTATCTATCTGTGGTCCTATATCAAATAAGGGTGTCATAAAATTTAATATTAGAATTAATTAATAATCTAAAAATTTATATTTACAATATTTTCATTCTAATATATATTAATAGATGTAAGCATTAGCGTACATTAGCACCTGTGTTTGGTATCGGTCGACCTATCAGGTACTAAACACAGGAGCTTCTTTTAATGAGTAAAGTAAAACAAATAAATCCTAAAAACTTACCGCATAACGAAAACAAAATCATTCGTGATGTATACTACAAATCCCGAAATTCTTATGAGAAACAACGTGGATTTTTCCGCATGTGTTTCAATCAGGTTCGTAAAAATAAAGAATCTAAATATAAAAAAGTAGACACACGTAAATTTCAAAATCTCATAGAAGAAATGATTCACTATGAACACATGGAATATATCTGTGCTGGATTAAACAGTTTCGAACGTGAAGTTGTAGTAATAGACTGTGATGATGAAGATAGAGGTAAAAAAACTCTTGAACTTTTAATAAAAGCACATCTCGAACCACACCTTATGAAAGTAAAATCAAACGGTCATTCTCAATTTTATTTTTTTATCAAGAAATTTTATATCGGTGAAGCTGGATATAAAGACAATAAATATTATGAGAATGACTTCTATAACGAACATCATCAGTGGAAATGGCTAAACCGAATGATGAATGTTCTATTCAATGGTGATGTGGGTTACACAGGATATAACTGTCAGAATCCTTTCTTCAAGGATGCTGAAGTATATGAATTCCGTTCATTAAACAACCTTTATACCGTAGACTTTCTCTGTAGACGTATAAATCATTTATTGTCTCAACCAGAAATTATAAACAACATAAACGAAACAATTCATAGATTCTACTCTGAGCGAAAACAATCTAAAAACACGAAAAAGGAAATCCTGAAACAGATTCACTTCCTAGATGAAGAAGAGGCTGAACGTTTAGCTGCAGAAAGTCGTGAAGAACTTCGTCAAAAACTAGCCGTATTAATGCAGAATAAATCTCTTAATAATCAGGATGAAGTTCAAAATATAATTAACGAAATCATCAAAACCTCAGATAACTCAATCAATAAGCGTATATTTGTATTATGTTCTAAAATCTGTAAATCTTTTTGGTCTCGTGGTCTGTTACATAATCCTGATTATGACGATGAAATTATACGCACCTGTATTTCTAATTGGTGTTATGAAGATAGTGCTGACGGTTATACAAATTACGAACTTATTACACGAATAAAGAATGATGTTTATTATATTAAACAGAAAGACCTTCATAACTCAATGCTTTGGAATAAAGTTGGTTACACTTTACTGCAGCGAGAAAAATCCCTGAAATCTCGCCATATAAAAATGAATATCAAGCGTAATAAAATTTACAAGATTCTCAATAAAAACTCAAAAAATTACTCTCAGTTATCTTTTAATAAAATAGCTGAACTTTTGGCCTCAGAATACAATAATTCTTCAGATGAGACTATCTCATTAAACACTGTTAAAAAATATCTCATGATGAAATTCAAAAATAATATACTTTATTTCAAAAAGTATATACAAAAACAATATAATAAAACCTTAAATTCATATTCATACATACATAATAACAAATTGGTAAGTAATACCGATGTAAATATAGTACAATGGCTTTTTGTAGGTACAAGTATATTGAAACCACCAATATCTTCGTTACAGCAGCTTCAAATCACTTAGTTGATGATATAACACTATTTTCGTCATAAAGCCTCTCAGAATCAATCCTAGCTCTGTTTAACGCTAAATTCTAACATTATATTTACTAAGGAATAAATATTATATATGACAGCAGATGAATTATTTGAAGTATTAAAAGAGTATCATAAGACACATAAGAAATTTCCAACCGTAGAAGAATTTGCCGATTATGCTGAATACCCAATCGCAACAATCGTAAAGGTTTATCAAAGATGGCTTACTCAGGGCAAGATTGTACGCAAAGGTGATTCTTTTGATTTCTATCGAGAAGACCCTAATAAACTTTTTGCAGAAGAAAAGAAACAAGTACCTGACAATATGATTATTCACAGACCTAAAAAAGAACAGTCAGAAAAGAAAGATTATAAGAATATCGTAATCAGGTCCATTGTTGGATTTATTGGAATCTTACTTGTTCTTAACTCAGTTCATTTTACGTTTGAGTTCAACCATTTATCGATGAAATTATTTTGGGCTTTTACGTTATCAGTATCAATCGTAACATTCATGTCCATTGCTTTCACCCTAGCTCATTATACAAACGAAAAATATATGAAAGGGTTTATATTGTTATTATGGCTGCTCGGATTTACTTATTCTGTTTTTACAGCCGTGAGTGGTCAGTATAATGATTTCCGTAAATATCTTTCAACAGATAAAAGTGAAGTAATTGATAATCAAAAAACTATTATAGAGAATCAGTTGGATATACAGATTAAGAAACAGAAAGAACTTTTGCATTGGCGTGAACAGGAAACAGAGTATAACATTAATCCTGACCTCAAAACCGAAAACCCAGGTACTTGGAAGAAAGTTCAGGAAGGAATAACCAAACTTGAAGAGTGTGAATCTAAGATTGAGGATTTACAGAATCGGCTTATGAACATTGTTGAAGTAGATGTTGTATCTGAGGAAACGGTTTATTCTTGGCTGTGTAAAATATTGAACATATCTTCGAACAAATTGCACTTCATAATCGTTCTATTCCCTGCCGTATTTATAGATTTGTGCAGCGGTGTTTGTTTAATGTTTGCTCTTAAAAAGAAAGAAAAATAATTTCAAAATCCTTTACTTCTAAGTTAATTTATGTTATTATTACATTAAATAAAACATAAGACTTAGGAGGAAATAGCTTATGAAAAAGATTTTGTTTGTTTTGTCAGTTTTGGCAAGTTTGGTTGTAGTTGCTTGTTATAATCCAGCGGCTACAAATAGTTTGGTAGAGGACAAGAGTCCGTTCGAGTATGTACTTCCAAATGATGTAAACATCGAGGAAGATTACACTTATGTCGGGGATGTTATCTTCGGAGATTTGATGGACTTCGATAAGTGGATTTATACAAATCCTTCACTTGTTGAATCAGATGACCCTTATTACGGTATTACAAAGCCTGTAATTGTTCTTGAGAAGATTGCAAGAGTAAATGCTAAGTATCCTGAAGATTCTAGTAAACTTATCAAAGAATTCAACGGAACTGATAATGTAGATTGTCTTAAGGCTACTACTTACAAACTCTACATTCTTAAGAGTATTGCTACAGATACAGAGGATAAGACTTTGTGGTTTAATCCTAGTAATAATACAGTTATTAATACAGGGTCCGAATCAATCACTGGTAAATATAGAGTGGATGGAAGTATTATCAGTATTAAGTATAATATCAATCTAAACAAATATAAAATAACACAGTTTGATTTAGATATTAATCGATATAATTTAGAATGGTATGAGTAATTAAAACTCAGTTCTAAATTAAAACACCCTACCATAAAAAGTAGGGTGTTTTTTATTAATTATATCTAGGAAACTTTACTTGGAAGTGTGTGAAGTAATAATCTGAAGTATGTTGCTGCATAACATCTCTAGGAGTAAAGGTAATATCCTTTAATGCTGTTGTAGCAACATAAATTTTATAAATCTGAGAAAGTTCATTAAATAACTGTTGAGTCATTCCAATTCCACATTCTTCATAGCTTCTGTAAACTGGTGGTGCGTCTTCTTCCGTTGTAGGAGAACCATCACCAATAGGAAAGAATTCATTCCAATTTGCTGCCATATTAACCTCCTATTATAATGATTGAGTTGTCTCACCAATAATTGTCCAAGATAATCTACCATTATTTACGCCACTATCATTCTTTCTAACAAGTGTTGAAGTACTTGTGTTAATTTCAAAATTATCGGCAATAAACCCGACATGCGTTTCAAATAGATTTAACATGGTTGATGTTTTAACAATACCAGCTGTGCCAATAGGTAATACAAAAGAACCCATTCTACTTGTATTATCAAAGTAAAATGAAAACTGATAGATACCGGGTACTGTGAGTTCAGTAGAATCCCATTGGTCTGAAGCATTATTAAACTGTACTGCACCATATCTAGCTTTTAATTTGTTAACCTGTTGTTCGAGAGCGTCTACACGGCTGACATCAATATTTGCACCAAGTTCATCAAAATATCCTGGACTTGTTCCTTCTGCCTGTTTAATCCATACAATATTTGTACCGTTAAAATATCTTGTTGTTGTCTGAGCACCACCTCTAGTTGATGTAATATCAACATAACCATTACTAGATTTAATATTATAAACCCAACCGTTTTCCAAATCAGTTAAAGGTTTAGGTGTACTAGAAACACTATTAACATAGATACTTTGTGTGTCTTGTCCTGATTGAGTAACCGCACCAACACAATTACCCTGAACACTATAAACATTTACAATTGATGATTTAAGTTGTTCTACTTCATTACACAATGGCATCAATTGACTACCTGGTGTAGGAGCACCAACAATATCATTAATAGTTTCAATCTTAGTAGAAAGAGCCTGATTACCTGTGTTAGGGTCATCTACGGCATTCTGAAGTGCTGTGATATCTGTACGGTTTGCTACAACACCACTGTTAGGGTCATCTACTGTATTTTTAAGAGTAGTTATATCAGCATTATTAGATGCCATATTTGCACACAATGTTGGCAATCCAGAACTACTTGGAGTTCCTACAATATCTTCAATGTTTTGAACTCTATCCAAGATAGAACTACCCTGACCAGCGCCAGTACCACTAATTTCGTCTTCAACGACAGACATCTTACTTTCAAGAGTGCTTACCTTATAATTCAAACCATTCTCAGGTAATCCTGAAGGACCGTCTACACTTGTTTCCAAACTAGATACTCTTGAATTAATTGTTCTTGTTACAGTTTCCGGTCTGGTGTTAAGACCAACTTTTGCCGCAAGAGATTCAATACGAGTTCTTAAACTGTAAACACCTGTAGGAAGATTTGAAACATCAGTATCTGAATCCCAATCAGGAAATTCAGACGGAGTAGAATCTTTCAAACCTGTATAAAGTGCAACATTGTTTACCTTGTGAGAGTTCCAATTGAGATAACTGTGGAAGTCTGCAAGTCGAAGTTGTTTTACACCAGCTCCTACAGCATTCTTCTGATATACAATCATTGCGAAGTTTTGTTCATTGTCAGGTGTAATACTTCCTGTTGGAAGTTCCTGTGGTTCCTGAATAGTTGTTGCCATTATTATTCTCCTTAGTCAGCTGCTTCCATAAGATAGAACATTGCACCTTTAGTACAGACATCATTCTGTATCTCAAATGCAATGCACGGACCGTCAGGGTCATTATCAAACAGTCGCAGCATTATAGGTGTATATTTCTCGAAATACTTTTCCTCTGGTTTGTATGTATCAGCTGTAGCGTATATTTCACCGCCAGCGTTAGATTTGAAAGTAATTTCACCCCAAATCAAATCTTTTTCTGTAGAACTTGAAGAACTTGAAGACGCCAATGTTCTTAGGTTGTAATCAAACAAAACATAAGAATCGGTTATTGTTACTTCTCGTTCAACATCAATAGGTCTATCAGTTGAAACGTATTCACCTTCCTCATAATGATAAATTATCATTGAGACAACCCTGTAACAGGTTATAAGTTCTGAAGTATTCATATTAGACAAGATATTCATAGACATCTCATCTTTGAATGGTGTACTGAAATAAGGGTCGGTAATATCAATACCACAAGTCTGTAAAGTATCTACAGTACCTGTCATAAAACACCAAGGAACATAGAACTCAAGAACCTGTATACGTGCCGGTTTGGTAAGAGTAATGATATATGTAAAGTCACTATCTGCCTTTTCTATCTCTTCAGTTGTCTGATACTCACTTCCTGTTCCGTCAGGCAAAGGGTCATTACAGTAATAGTTCTTAAATGCCATCTGAATGATACCTGACTGCATATCGGTATAGATACCGTGGTCAGTTTCTCTTAAAGGTGTTTCATCAGTGTAATGTGAAATATCAGTATAAAGGTCTGTACCATGATACTCAATAACACTTCCTGTAAATAGTGATGAAGATATCAATTCAAACAATCGTTTATCTTTCTTGAGCATTGAATATGCAATAATAGAACGGTAAGGTTCACGGTTCAAGTTTACAGCTGTAGGGAAGAACGAGTTGTAAATAACAAACGCATCACCATTTTGCATTTCGTCTCTGAGAATGGTGTAAGCATCTTGAATCTTTGAAGAGTTCATAAGTGAGTCAAGAAATGCCTCAACATACTTAGCCTCAATCGGCATTTTAGGTGAGGTATTTCTTTTTGCATACTCTTGAATTTTACTCTTATCTACAACTTCCATACTATACTCTCTTAATATTTACTGCGTGAAGTTTTCTCAATCCGTTTTCAGCACCGATTGTAAGAATACCTTCATTCTTCATCGCCCAATAACATTTTAGAACTGCTGTTGTGAAATTATAGCGTGACAGGTCAATTGTAACCTTAGTTCCTACATGGTCACCTAATCGTACTGTAGGATTCTCAGGGTCATAAATCATACAAGAATCTTCATTACCTACAACTTCAATTTCTTCAAGTCTATGTACGTCATCAGGATTATTATCCAATACAAGTTCATACCAACCGTTACCAGGTCTTTCACCCAAATATGATTCAAATGTTCTGCTTTTTATACCAGGTTGGAATACAACTTCCATATAGTGATATCCCTTAAGAATAAGACCTGTTGAATTGTAAGGACTGTTCTTAAGAATCTCTTCAAGGATAGCGGCTAAGTCCAAACTGTCGAACAGAGAAGCATTCTTAGATTGTAAGAAACTAAGGTTATAATACTGAGTTGCGACAGACTGCACATACTGTTCAAAAGCACTTTCGTTTGTAGATGTTGTATACTCAAATTGTAAGAACTGTTCTACAGTAACAAAGTCTTCAATCTGTAATACAGCGATATCCTTAAACGGCTCGATTCTTTCCAAGAGTTCGTTCTTTACTTCAGCTGTAAGAGGTTCACCGTCAGTACCTACAAGGTAGATATTTACAATACCTGTCTGGTCAAGGCTCTGTTTTCCGTTACGAACATAACGTTCCCAATCGGAAAGAACCATACAGTCACCAACCTCAGGCTGAGCATTAAACCAGTTTGTATATTCAGGAATAGAAGATACGTTGATACTTGAGTACAATCTCTGCTTAAGATACAGACCAAGTTTACCGATAGAAGGTTCGTTTACAGCTGCACTTGATTCACTGTTATTTACATTAAGTTCAACTTTGTTTTCATCCAAGTCTTCGTAAGTAGATACAAATGAAAGTGTATCAGCATCAATCTGACCCTGAATACCGTCAGACTGAATGTAGTTTACTTCATAGAAACTGCCTTCAGGATTTGATATATCAGAACCTGCAAAAATCTTAATATACAGATAATTGTTATAGTAATATGCAAAGTAACCATTACGAGGAATGGCATAAGAATTTGTAAACTGAATAGGATTAAGTTTATTTGTATAAAGTAAAGGTTGCCAACTGGTACCGTCATAGACTACAACATCACCCTTACGATATTCTGTAGGAATACCTTCTTCTGAGAATCTTGTATATCCATTTGCAATTACATCATAGAACTGACCTTTCTTACCGTATCCGTCCTGCAAGAACGGAGTACCGCCCCATTCGTGTTCGTCACCACTCTGAGGTTTCCAATGTCCAATATAAGAGAGTTGGTCATAAGATGTCTCATAACTTACTGGTGGAATTTCTTCACCGTCAAGTCTTACCTCAATATATCCTAAGTCAGGATTATTTGCCTGAAATTTAATAATGGAACTATATGTACCACTTTCTGTAATTCGTTTACCCTGTACAGCAGTTGCGGTTCTGACATCTCCAGGTATCAAAGATAATTCTTCATACAGTACATAAGGAACGCCTGAATCTGTAGATAACTGTGCGTATTTAGGAATTTTAGTAAGTCTGTAATTACCATTAAGAGAAACAGTAACTTGAGTTGTTGCACTTGTTCGGTAAGGAATCTTCTGTAAAAAGAATGCCAGCCAAGAACGCATTGTATCATCTGAAAAGTTATTGATGTCTGTAAGTTCAGCATTAATCCTGTTCTGTTCTTCAAGAAATGCTTTTTCCATATTTACACCAATAGAAGACCAAAGTGCATATAACTCAGTCTGTCTTTCTTGAGAATCAAAATATGTTGAGAATTGGTTTAAGAACGACATTATTCTTCTCCTACATTTACATCAATATTTACATCATAGAATTGAATTCTTGAGTTTACACCATCAAATTTTATATTAGGTCCAAAGTCTTTGAATGCGAGTTTTATTGCAGCAACCTGACTTCCGTAAACAAATTCAGATACATCAAGACCACGTTGATAATATGGTATATCGTGAGTAGTATGTTTAATACGTGTCTCGATACGCCTCATTACAGCTTCTTTACCGTTATATCGTTGTGATAATGTTTCATCAAATTCAATCATATAAAATATTTAATTTTTATGACGTTACTTGCAAATGATTGTTTACTTTGAATCCTGAATTGGCGGTTATTTCGCAACTTGATGTTGCCTCTATCTTACAGTTACCATCAGTTTTGATATTACAATCTCCTGATGTTTTTACATTACATTTTCCTTTACTGTAAATCTGTACATCGCCACTAGCGTCTATATTGAATTTTCCGTCACTTATAATATTTATCTCAGAACCATATACATATACTTTATCGTCTTTATCAATAAGAATAAATCCGTTATTTTGATGTATTACAGTATAATCGTCTGTCTTTATGAGATAACTATCCAATCCGATACGTTCTGCACCTACAGTATCTTTGGCTTCATATCCTTGAATATTGCCACCGTCTACAGATTTCTTGGTATCAAACTTTTCGTAGAATTGGTCAAAGTCATCTAATTCAGTTGCGTTCTTATAAAGAACAGGATACATAAGGTTTCCCTGATGAAATTCAACGAGTACTTTATCGTCTTTCTTGAGTGGTAAACTCATGGCCCATAATGGAACATAAGTGAGAGGATAGTCACTGTCTTCTGCAAAGAACTCAGGTATATAAACATTACAGTAAAGTTTGCCGCAATCTTTTACAGTTTCAATCATATCTTCTACGAGTTTGCCAATATAAACACCTGTTGCCTCTGTTCCGATAAATGGTTCTGACATATACTACTCCATATATTTAATATTAGTAAAGCAATGAACAAAAGCATTGACTTCCATAAGGTTTCGTCTGCTGTATGTACAAAGGAATGGGAGACCTGTATCAAATTCAGGTATCTCTTCAGATTTAATTGTATATACATTTAAGAATACGGCTGGAACTGTAGTCTCAACCTTAAATTGAGTACCCATCATTCTTCCAAGATAATCGTATTGTTTCCATACTTGAGGACCATAGGCATTTGCAAACACACTATCGAACTGATAATCTTGATATGTGATAAGATTACTTCCCTCAGTACCTTCAGGGAATGTAAGGGTGACAGCTGTCTGTGATGTCATATCTTTCCATGTTGCAGAATAAATTGATTTACTGCTTACATAGATATAGGCCGCCTTCTTAAAATCTCTGTCATTATAAGCCATTTCCAATGAATAGAATCGGTTAGACTGTATAACATTACCTGCATACTGATTTATAATAGGGCAAGGAATGTCCAAACTAGAACTTATTGTTGAGAGATTTAATCCTAATGCCCTTCCCAATTCCTGCGTATTTGTTATTGGTTTGGTTATCATTGTAAATACACATTTTGGAAGACATCTTAGATTGTATTGCCATGTTCCGTTTGTACCTGTACGTTCATCTGTAGAAAGAGGAACCCAATCTATTTTGAGAAAAGTAAAATAATATTCATTATCTGCACCAAATAACAGTTTGTTAGGAGATTCAAAAGTTATATCAAGATAAGATGAACAAGCATGAATATCATCTTCTACATATCCGTCAATGATACGACCTTCACCGTTATCGAGATTTATTTGGCATCCTTTTCCACTTGCATTAGACATTTGCAAAGTACCCCTTAAACAAAGCGTCTGTTACTGTATACTCGTCTCCCTTAGATAATGTTATGGGAGATTTATTAGAAATATAATTATCGACAAGTTCTTCACGAATCGAAGGCATATTGAACCTGGCAGGAATCTTATCGGGCCTGTGTTCAAAGTCCTCAATTATTTTCATTGTAGAACTGTTACCAATACTGAATAAGTTTGCTACACATCTTGGAATTTTTACAGGTTTTAACATATTCACTCCTAGTCATCAAAAATCTGTCCAAATGCACCAATAGCATTTGCCGTTGTCTTTGCTATATTCATTGCGTTCTGAGCTGCGTCTTTTACAGTAACTCTGGCGGCATCCAAAACTTCTGAGATATCGTTCTGTGTATTAGCCCATTGAGAAACATTGAAATCACCATTAGCAGAACAATAGTTAGAATCCATAGCTTCAGCTTGTATAGAACATTTGCACCAAACAGGATAACCACTATAATCCATATTTGGAGACATTTCCAACACAACCTGTTTAAGATAACAAGCACCAAAGGCAAACATATTTCCAATGACAATTGTTACGGCATCGCCATTATCTTGAGCAGTACCACCACCTTCACGTTTAGCACCATACATAAGGGAAGGTCCAGGAATTGCAAAAACTCTGAGACTATCTCTTACAGAGGCGGCAAGATTTTTACCACCTTCTGTATTAGTGCCACTTGAAACATATGAAGATGATTCTGTCTTAAATGTTTCTACGAGTGCTACATTATTTATCTCTCTAGGGTAACAGAAAGAAAGTAATGCTACAGCTGGTAAAAATACATCATCTTTTGCAGAAGATTCGGCAACAAGATTAAAATCAAAATTGAGGTCAAATGATTTACTGTGTTTCCAAAACTTACGGTCAAGCCAAGGTTGTTGAATAACAGAACCTGCCGTAGAACCACCTTGCGTATTTTTACCTGCAAATCCAAGTTGTCCAAGTTTGTTGATTGTTGATACGCCTTGGCTCATTTCTGAGATACCATTTGTAGAAACTAAATCTTCCCATTCAGAAGTACCTACTAACTTTACACCTTGAGACAAATATCCAATTACACGTCTTCGTTTACCTTTACAAGCAATCATTATTTCTTGAGGATTAGCGGCAGCGTTATTTCCCATTAACTGACCTAACGCACCGTTTGATAATTGGAATTCGTTATTGGATAAGAATTGGTCCTCTGTTCTATACGTACTCTTTCCTAATACAGGAAGGTCTAAGGATTTAAGTATATTTAATATTGCCATATCAATTACCTACTTACATTTGGATTAGGTCTATCTACTTTCTGTTTGATATCAATTCCAATATCTTGCTTAAGGTCTTTGAACATCTTAGACCAAGAATCTGTCCAAGCCTTGTACTGATTATTTAAGAAACGTTCTGCACCTGTGGCATCTTTAGTTGTAAGAACTTCATTATTTGCAGCATACATTCCTTTAACAGTATCTACAGAACCTGCATGAAGTTTATTGGCATAAGTTTGTTGATACTCTGTAAGACCACCTTTCTTCTGAGAATAGTCATATAATCCCTGAGCAAAATAATCCGCCTGTTTCTGTGACTGTTCATCATCTAACTTAGTCATCTGCTCATCATACCATTCTTTAGTTCGTGGTGTGTTTGCCATATCACTAAGTTCTTTGTATCTTGCGATTTCAGGATTAGTTTTTTCAAGGTATGCTGCACGTTTCTTAGCATCATCTAACGAACCTGACATATATGAATAATCTGATAATCTGCTATTTATAGTTTCTGCCATAGCAGCTCTTTCATCTTCAGGAAGTTGTGATAACCAATCAGCTTTCAGTGCCTCTTTACCAGCTGTAGTATTCAAATTATATTTAGACAAATCCAATGTACCGCCAGTAGCACGTGTATATTCTTCTTGCATTGTAGCTTCAAGTTTTTGTAACTCTTGTTCTTTTGCTGCAATACCTGTTTTCTTATTATTCAACAATTGGTCGTACTGATATAATGGGTCATTTTTATCACCAAACTTTGCACGTGTACCAAGTTCACCCAATTCTTTTTCTTCATCATCAGTCAGTGAACCAAAAATAGGTTTACCCATAATTCTTACTTTTGAGAGAATTTGTTCCAAATTTAATTTGAGTTTACTTGGTATCATTGATATAGAGGATTTCAATTTACTCATGAAATCAATCCACTTAATATCTTTCTGAGCAATAAACTTCGCTAATAGTCCTTCGAGGAATACAAACAGTTGAGAAAGTACACCAACAATTAATGCACCTTTAGTAACGAGTTCTTTTAACGGTGAACTAAGTAATTTTCCAAGTCCACCTATAGCACCTGTAATAAGACCACCAACAGCTTTGAACGGTACGGCTACAGCAGTTCCTACAGCCTTACCAATAATTCCACCGATAGGGCCAAAGAGTTTACCTACACCTGCAATAAGACTACCGCCTACATTTCCAACACCCGATATCAATCCACCAGCTGCTTTTCCTGCACCACCTACGACAGCACCTGTAGCCTGTCCTATAGATTTAGATTTGAATAAAGCACCTATACTTGCACCAAGAGCACTTGCACCCACAAGTTTACCTGAACTTTCTTTCTTACTTTCCTTGGTATTCTTATTAGTATCTTTAAGAAGATTTGATAATTCCTTATCCGAATTCTTCTTGTCTTTGAGTAAGTCGGCAAGTTCTTTGTCTGTATCTTGCTTTGTCTTATCTTTGAGAAGGTCCGAGTTATTTATACCATTGGTAACACTTTCTTCAAAACCTTTATCATCATCTTCTTTGTCATTCATGACATTTTCCATAGTTTTGACAAGTAATGAACTTATGTCCATACTTGGCATTGCTGCGGACTGTGATGTTTGAGTAGTTGTTTGTGAACGTGAATATGTTGCCATGAGTATACCTCTATATGTAATATTTAACTTTACTCTGTAGGTATTCCAAGCAAATTATATCTGAGTTTCTTCATCTCGTCACTTCTCATGATTTGTTTGATTTCGGTAATCTCATTCATTTTCATATTGAGAATATCATCAACAGAACCAAGCCCGAGAAGTGAAAGATATATTATACTGTCTTCGAAGAAAGCGTGATACTGTCGGACTGGCTCATTAATCAAGGAGTCCATCGAGTAAGGGAATAGGGACAATCATACGTCCACCACACTCCTTACAGTTAGCATCTACTACTGTTTCCTGAACACCGTAAGCACCTACCTCTATAACATCTTTTAATAGTTCTCTAATAACAGAGAATTTATTAAGATTCCTTACTGTTGGTTTAGGTGTTTTACCGTCTTCACATAATCCTATGTCTAATAAGTCTTCAAAATTGTCTGTATCTTTTACAAAACAATTTCCCTCATTATCTCTAAGATGTAATATTCCGTAAAGAAAATTAAACTCATCAGATAATACATCATCATTTATGATTTTTATCTGGTCAGCTGATTTCTGAGTTATAAAGAAATCATATAATTGACTAATCTGTTTAACAGTTGGTGGAATAACACTATATTCTTTTTCTGTGCCATCACGTCTGAATTTAATCTTTGGTGGTGTATAATCGGAAGGTGTAGGATTCAAGTCTGAATCCTGTAATTGAACTTTAACATGATTTATACAACCACAAATCTTTTTCTTTTTAGTATTAATATTCTGGCATTCAATATCTACAACGTAATCATTTTCAAGATTATTTATTTTAACCATCATAAAAAGATACCTAAGTTCAGCTAATGTAAGCATATTGGCATCTTCTTCCATGAGGTCTTTAAGAATAGAGAGTGCTACATCTTCAGGTAATTTTCCTTTGGCTTTTGCGAGTAAAGCGTAGTGTCTGCCACTCATGTCCAAATCAATATTTACTTCTTTAAGATAAGACAGCTGTGGGGCTGGCATTTTGAATGTACGTTTCATAGATATACCTCTAATATAATTTTAGAACATCTAAACTGTAAAATAACTTAAATCATTATTAGTGTTTCTCCAAGAAGTACCATCCCACATCTGTAATGCGGTATGTTTCTTTTCGAAAGTAGGTATTCGTGCATAAGTTACTTCAACGGTGGCAATATCATCACCGTCATGTTTTGCAGGACTTCTATGAATCTTATAAGGATAAATTTTAGGATATGTCTGAACAGATGTAGCCTTAGCACCCATAGGTAAACTTGGCGTAGCATAACTTGAGATAAAACTATTAATGTTCTGCATAAACTGATTCTTGAACATAAGATATTCTGTAGCAAGCATTGTATCTTCAAATGGAATATAACGAGCTGTTGCCGAGAATAAAGACGGACTGTTTATACCAACACCTTTACCACAACGTATTGCCTGAAACCAAGCCTTATGAAAGTTGTAAACAGTCTCAAGACTATCCTCAAGATAAGTTACAATGATATCTTCCATCTTTACACGAGTAGGCATTTTGTAATCTACAGGACCTTGTGGAATATTTTCCGAGTCAAACTCATCATCAGGAATATTTACAGTCTGTGCTAATTGAGAAACATATCCGTTGAATATAGGATTCATAACAACGGCTTCAAAAAGTTCCATTCCGTCAACGTTTTTGTTGTTCATGAATTGACGGATAGAAATGTTCTTCGTGATTTCTTGTAAAGAAGAACCGTTATAAGCCATTGCTGTTCGTGAGACAGATTCGCCCTGATTGGCAGTAACCAACCAGAGGAATTTATATTCTTTCTTGTAGTCTGAAATTAAAGGTAGGGTTTCAGGTCGCATTAATTATGCTCCTTAAATCTGCTTACCACGCATTGATTTGTCTTCTACGTTTTTGTCCCATTTGATGTTTACTCTAACTTTAGTGATATCATCACCTTCTTTAGAAAGACCTTCACCTGAGTCAATTTCATAAACACGACAGCCAACAAGTCGTCTGTAAGCTGTAATGGTTTCCTTGTCTACAGAAACTTTAGCAACACCAATATTAAACTTAGACTGAACACCAAACACACCTGCCTGATTTTCTTCGTTACCTGTAAGATTCTTAAGTTCACTCCAAAAGTCATAACAAGTCATGTATTCATCATCTACGAAATCAAAATCTGATTCCTTAGTGTTTGCCTCAGTAGTAGGGATATAGAAAAATTCACCTGACCACTTCATTTCCTTTTTATTTGTCTTTCTATCAGGGAATACAGCTTTCAGGTTGTAGATATCACATTCTTTCTGAAAAGTAAGAGCGGTAGGAAGTGCAGCACTAACTACAGCAGGAACGTTTTCAATAAAGAGTTTATATAGATAGTTACGCTGATAATCTCCAATAGTTGCATGTACATTCTCACAAGATAATGGCATTTTATATCTCCTTTATATTGAAATAAAGGGTGAGTATTTCATCACCCTTATAGTTACTTCTAACCGTTGTTCAAGTTGATGTTGATGTAGATAACTTCTGCATCCTTAGCAAGTGCTACACCAATCTTGATTGTAAGGGTTCTTCCGGCTTTCTGTGCCTCTGCATAAGTCGGAACTTCGAGTTCATACTTGTATATGAATCCCTTTGTTACATAGTCATCAAGTATTGATTTAATACCTGACTCCTGATTAAGTAAGTCTGTTGGACTCATATAACGGAAATTGAACTGTTCCTCAAATTCAATTAACTGTTCACGCAATCCGTCTACGATAAAGTTAGGTGCAATGTAACTAAGGTCAGTATCAAGTGAATATGTAGTTCTCTGTTCCCACATTACTGAACCACGGTTCTTAGTTCTCTGCCAGTTAATACGATTTGTCTTAAGTTCATCACCGTAATTCTCATAATCACAAGTGATAAGGTTTTCAACAGAAATTGTACCGTAAGTGAAACCTGCAGGTGGATAGTTGAGATTTTGATACTGATTATACATACGAGCCAAAATCTTAACATAGTTTACAGAAGGATAAACATAGATATATTCATCTTCATCAATCTCTACCTGGTCTGGTCTAGCACCAATTGCAAGATACTGACTTCGATAAACGTTTCTCATCCAATTTTCAAGGTCAGCATATTTTGCATAAGCTGGAGCATCACCAAAAGAATGAATGAATAATCCTTCACCTTTCTGAGCAATCTTATTAATAACTTTATAATTGGTAATACCGTTTGTTGCTAATACGTTACAACCGCACTGTTCAAGAACAGATACATCAATATCAGAAGCGATAATTGATGGGTCACCGTTAGAACCATTATCAAGTGTAAAGTAATATCTTGGAGATGCCCAATTTGAAGGAATAGAACTCTGAATATACAAATCAATGTTTGACAGAGTAACATTCTTCCAATAGTATTCTGATTCTGTATCTGTACTGATTGTTGCTGTTTCCATAGTCTTATACTGATTGTTTGTATAAGAGGCAACAGTAACAGTCCAATCTGTAACAACAGAAGGAATAGTATGTACATTCCAGAATGAATCTTTAGAAACAGTTTTTGTCATTATAACGGTAAGTTCTGTTCCATTCCATGATGCAATACCACAAGAATTATTTTCAACTTCAACTTCATAAGAGTATGTTGTGAACGATATTTCTTTAGGTGTAGCACCATTGAGTGCGGCTATGATATCTGTGTTTGTTTCTTCGTAACTTACTGTAACGAGTGTAGAACTTGTGAATGCCTCAACCTTATACCAACTTGTAACACCTGTATTTACAATCTTCTTATAGAATCCTGTACTAACATCTTCTGTGTAAGGAACATACTGAAGATTACTGAAACGTGAGTTGGTATAAATGTCTGTAAGTTTTGCGGCAATTTCACCACCTACTACAGTTGAAACAATGCCTGAATAAACTTTACTCAAACTTGTTACAACAGCAAATGTAGAACCACCGTCATTTGTGATATAAAGATTTCCAGGAATAAGTGGACTATCGCTACTTGTAGCAACATAGCCTTCACACAATGTAACAGCTGTACCTGCTGTACCTGAAGGAATGATAATTTCCACATCCTGATTGAGGTCTGTAGAACCTACATTCCAAACATCGTTTGTTACTGAGTAAGTACCGATAGATACTTCACCAATATTCTTTGGTGTTGTATGTTCACCCTCAGGTTCTTCCATAGGAAGTGTGTCTGCACCATAGAAGTTTGTTCCGTCAGTCCAAGTGTTTGTACTGATTGTCTTATAAACATCATCTTCAATAGCACCGTCAGCGATTTTATAAAGAGTGAGCTGACCTTCTTTATTTTCTTTGATAACAGCTACAGGAGCGTTGTCTGAAGAGTTATAGAAGATACAAGCACCTTTGATTTGTTTACCGTCATAAGTAGCAGTCTCAGTTTCAGAAACATCAGGGAACACCATTTCCTGTGGACTTGAAGGCTGAGGGAATTCGTTCATAACTGTGCTTTCGTCTGCAACAGGTGTAAACTTAATGGCTGTAGTCTGAGGATTTCCTACATCTTTAAGTGCTGCGGCCAAGATTGGTTTAGGGTCCAATTCAGTAATGTCTGCAAACGATTCGGCATCTGCCTTACTAGCCTTAATTGTTTCAGTTGACGTAAAGTATGCATTTGCAAGTTTAGCATTCTGATTAAGACGCCATACATAAGCATAACTAACATCTTCCAACAAACTACCCAATCCGTAGTAATTAGAATTGTATTTCAAGTCATATCCGAGAATGTCTTTGAAGTCATTTGCAGTTACAAGGTTCAATCCCAATTTACCCTTAGTGGTCAGCATTGTGACCAAGGTTTTCATATTTGAAGCACCAGGTGTTTGGAACGAGTTGTCTGTTATGGTGAGATATACTCCACTTTCCTTATCCATTGTAATTCTCCTTTAGTATTATTAAAAATATATAACTTAATTTATGGTTAAAGTATTGTTATAGTAATAAATATTGATGTCTTCCTGCTCAACAGGAGATATCTTTAATTTATTGGCAAAACCATTCTGCTGCTGTTCAGGAGTAAGAGAACCACTACCTTCATGTGCAATTGCATAGTTAACATCAGTTGCATCTACAAAAGCAAAAATACCGCCAGATGTTCTTACGATAGGAAGTGAATTACCGCATTGTGCTTTCTCAAATCCTCTAGTCTGTAATCTGTAAGTGTTATAGTTATAGGTCATCTTACCACGTTCATTGTAAGGGTCTGTTCCTGGTACAGCCTCGTTAGGGTCAATCTGAATAGTCACATCTGCTGCAGTTTGTAAAGATATAGTACCAAGATTTCCATTGATATATCCCCTGTACAAATCATTGTCAGAACGGATTTCAAGACGATTATAAATGCCCTTTACACCCTGACTACCAAAAGCACTTCGTTTAGGATGAACAAGACTCAACCATTTTCTAGGATTCCAACCCTCAGCAATAAGTAAAGCGTTACTGATATCTGCACCACTTGTTGATACAGAGTACAATGTAGTACCGCCAGTCAATGTCTTACTCTGACATGTTGCAACAATAACACCTTCAAATTCACCAACCGTATATTGGTCAAGTGTCATAAAATCACCATACCAAGAAGGTTTTGCTACACCTTCATCTTTGAAACTATATGTAAATCCAATTGCTACAGTTTCAGGAAATACTGTAAGAATAGCGTTATCAGCTGTGGTAATTTTTACAAGTCTAGGATAGAAAGTCTTTCCATCCTCTGTAACATACTTTTCAGAATCGGTAGGATTTATAAGTAATGAGAATGGTTTTATTGTAACGGTAGCACCATTGTTTGTAGATATAACTTCAATCTTAGGTCTACTCAAAAGACCCGGTGTTGAGATTCCTGAAATAAATGTATTAAGATAATCTGCTTGAAGTGGTGTACTATATTTCCATCCAATGCTTTGCGTTCCGACATTTACTTGTCCCACTTAACAGCCTCCTTTTCAAAAAAAAAAGATTGTAATTTATGCTAAGTATCATTTATTGCAATTAGGTTAATAATACTTTACACAAAAAGGCAATAATGATATAAATAGTATCATAAAATATATAATTTGAGGACATATTTATGTATTCTGTAAACGCTTATGCATTTTGTAAAGATGATTTAAATTTAATTGAAAATTATGATGATTGCGTAAAAGATGAAAATAGAACATGGCATTGTCATCATAGACTAGAAACGCATGATGAAAATGGAGATTTAAGAACTAAAGAATTATCAAGGAAATATTTAATCGAACATAACTTATATTATCATAGACCTGCTTCAGAATTAATATTTTTAACTGATTCTGAACATACAAAAGTTCATGTTTCTGTTAAATCAAGACGTGAGTATATCAAGAAATTTGTCAAGAAATATCGTAATAATTCAGAGGCTCTTAAAGAATACTATAAGAACCATCCTGAGGCAAAACAGGAAATATCCAACCGTATGAAGAAACGTTACGAAGACCCTGAAGAACGTCAAAAGGTTTCTGAACGCATGAATAAACATTATGCTGAACATCCTGAACGTAAGCAGGAACATTCAGAATATATGAAACAGTATTATAACGACCATCCTGAAGTGCGTGAGGGTATGTCACAGAGAATGACAGAACTTTGTAAGAATCCAGAATATATTCAGAAAGTCTCTGAGGGTATTAAAAGACATTATGTGGAACATCCTGAGGCTAGACAGGCTATGTCAGACAGGTTGAAGGGTAGAAAATATTCTGAAGAAGAATATGCAGCACATCAGGCACAATATGAGACTAGACGTGGTACTCATCTTTCTGAAGAAACCAAAAAGAAAATTGGAGATGCTAATAGAGGAACGGTTCATGATGAAGAGTACAAACGCAGAATGTCTGAAAGCTGTAAAAAAGTAATTCATACAGAAGAATGGATTAAAAAAGCTGCTGATGCACATCGTGGAAAAGAACATGATAAAACAAATATGAAATGGTTTACAAATGGTGTAGTAAATTATCGTGGTGCTGAATGTCCTGAAGGTTATAGACCAGGGAAAATAAATGCTAGAAAGAATCTAAGTGCTCTCGGAAAGCATTGGTATACAGACGGTGTTCACAACATTCAGGCTAAAGAATGTCCTGTAGGATATTATAAAGGTAGAACGATATAATAATTAAATATTTTAATAAGGAGTTATTATTATGAAGAAAACGTACTATGTTCTTATAAATAAAAGCCGTTCTGAAGGAACTTATTATCTTGACGGAGAGTATATCAGTATTTTTCCTGGTGATACAGTAAAGTTGGAAAAGCAACCTGCCAATGTTACATCAAATGTATCCGTATCTATGTACAAAAGAGATGTTGGAGAAACTATTTTGAACCTTAAACCAAGAACAACTAAGGTTGTGAAGAAGTCTCGATAGGTTCTGTTTCTTTTTCGTAGATTTTATTTTCGTTCAAATAAACCTCAACTCTATCCACATAATCAAATGACCGACAATATGGTACGGTCATTTTTATTTTGTATTTAGCGTTCAGGTCAAAACTTCTGTTATTATTTCCATCTTGTGGTGTGTCTGTAGCCGTCATGCCTTCAAGCATAAACTCAGCTCTTGTTTTCATGCATTCACAGTCTGTAAGAAGTTCAGGAACATTAATGTCAAAATATCTCAGTCTATCCATATCAAGGATATTCTGATTTACACGGTCTCGGAATGATTTATAGTAGCTGCTTGAAAACAGTTCAAAATCTATCTCCACATCGTACATAAATCCTCGTTCACATCTTGTCTGTCCATTCTTATCTGTATAATAGAACTCACGATTTAAGACAGAACGACCGTATTGTTTTTTATTCCAATTAAGTGGAGATGTTCGCCAAAGGCAAACGAACGGAGACAGTACACCATGAAGTTGAAAGTTTCTTTTCTTGCTAAGATTTGCAGGACAGAGGAACAGGTGTTGATAAACATCCTCTACAGAATCCTGTCGGCAATGTGGTTTGATTACGGATACCATTCTGTTCTTGAACATTTCAAAAACCCTGAATTCGAGATACTTAGCGAGTGTACTTTCAATCTTGTTATTTACTGTTCCGTTCATTTTCTAGGTTATTCCTTTTTAGCGGTAAGTACACCAAAGATAACTGTAAGAATACCAATTACAGCACCAGCCAATGTAGCAAAAATAGAATCAGAAATTCCACCAATTGCACAAAGAACAGCACCAACAACAGTAAGAGCAAGAATCAGAATAAACTTCCAATTGAACTTCTCACCTTCTTTCTTGTACTTCTTTACAACGGCAACAATAGTTGAAGCCAATGCAAAAGCGGCAAGTGCTACAGCAATAATATCTGCACTATCAAACTTGCAGAAATAACCAACAACAACAGCTGCTACGAAAAGCAGTGCTCCGATGATACCAAAAATCTTAGATTTCATTTCAGAATCCTCCTATTAGTTTTTGGGTTTATTTAATATTTAATCTTAGACAGAAATGAACGAGATTCTAATATTATTAATATAATAAATTGGGTTGTAGCCAAGTGGTAAGGCAACGGTTTTTGGTACCGTCATTCCGTAAGGTTCGAATCCTACCAACCCAGTCCGTTTAGACACGGATTCTATCCTGATGGGGATGGTTGAGTGCCTGTTCTCGGAACAGGAAGTCGAGTTATGATGGGACCACAATGATAACTTCGCAAACAGGGAAACCGAGTTAGTGGTAATATTTTGGAAACTTTCTATTACCACTAGCGGAACAGGGCAACCGAGTCAGTAAGGTCTTTTTCTTGAAATTTCACCCTTACTGGCGAAACTTTTTATTGGGAGCAATAGTATGAGAATGTGTGAGCTGAGTTTATCAGAGCGAGATATGCTTGATAAACTAAACAAGATTAATCAAAAGTATGAGAAGAATGAAACACAGTCATTGTGGAATGTTTGTTGGGGATATCTTCACAATAAGTTTAACAGTAACATCTTAAATGAAACTGATTCAGAAATTAAAAAGATTCTATTATTGATAAATGAACAGGCACCAAAAATTAAAGCGGAAGAAGGACTCAGTGTGTCTGTAGATGAAATGTATACCTCAGTTGGAATGGCACCTTTATTTTAATAGGAGATAAATTATGACAAGAAAAGAAATATGTGAACATTATAATCTCGAAGAACCTATTATATTTTTCGACCCTGAAGAAGTTTTTGATAAAGGAATACTTGGTGTAAGTGAAGATAAACATCACGTCATTTACGGTTACTATACTTTAGCTTCTGCACTTGCTGAGGATAATGAAAAGGAATGGAATAAGAAAAAACATAAAGAAGATGAAGAAGTTCCTGATTTTTATTTTGATGCAATGGAATTTATTGATAAAAATACAATAGGAACCATTCCATATCTTGATGAAGAGAAAGCCCCAATTATCATTTACGAAATGCCTAAGGAATAATTTATGAAAAGATTAATGTTTTTATTTTTATTTATAATTGTTTCTATATTGTTTATCAGTTGTGATAAGTGCATAGAAGTCAAAGAAGTTGATTGTTCAGGAATAGTATTTGACAAGCATTATAAATCAAGTTGGGTGCAGCCGATTGTTCATAGCACTGGAAAAGTAACTAGTGTGACCTATGTTACGCACCCTGCTCAATATAATGTATACTTTTATGCTACACCTATGAATGTTAGAATTGAAGGACAAATTAACAATAAGACATTGTATAATAACTGTTCTAACGGTGATACCTTAACTTGTTATTATATTCAGAGAACTTATCAAAAGAAAGATAACTCAAGATATATGACATTTAGTGATTTGAGATTGCGATATTACAGTGACGAAGATTAGATTATGGCAATTAATTTCAAACGAATATTTGATAATGCACATATACGTTCAGATACTACAATAAATCGTGGGTGGGTTAATGTTGATTGCCCATTCTGTGTAAATCCAATTGATACTCACCTTAATGGTGGTTTTAATTATCTGTCTCCAAGATATAACTGTTGGAGATGTGGTAGCCATAATTATTATGACGCTTTATCAAAGTTACTTAATATTCCTACAAACCAGATTTCTCAGTTTGTAAAAGATTATACTTACATCACACCTGAGAAAGAAACAAAACGAGTAGCACAAGCTGAACATCTTAATTTACCTGGATTCAAATTAAACGAACAGGAAAAACAGTATCTTATTAATCGTGGATATGATATAAATTATTTAATCAGTAAGTTTCATATTCGTGGTGGTGGAATTACAGGAGAATGGTCTTATAGAATCATCTTACCAATCTATTATAAACGAGTGTTGGTGTCTTGGGTTGGTAGAACTATTCTCAGTAAAGAAGAATTGAAACAGTATGAAGCTATGGGTATCAAGATTCCTCGTTATAAGAATCTTGATATTGAAAACAGCGTTATTGCTGCAAAAGACATTTTCTTTAATCTTGATAACAGTACTGAAGATTATGTAATGATTTGTGAAGGTGCTTTTGACGTAATGAAAATGGGACAAAATTGCGTATGCAGTTTAGGTACCAGTGTTACTAGAGAACAGGAATTATTCTTAAAGGAACATTACAAGAAGGTTTTTATCTGTTTTGATAATGAATATGAAGCTCAAGAGAAAGCAAGACACCTTGGAAGAAACTTAGCCTCACTTGGAATGGAAGTTGAGGTAGTAAATATTTGCGAACCATTTACAAAGATTGAGAAAGGTAAAGTTGTCCCGAAAAACGACCCAGGTGAATTAACTTATGAAGAAGTAAATATTATTAAAAAGGAGTTGGATATATTATGACAGGTCAGGAATTAGTTACAAGATTACAATCAATTATCCACGACAGCGGATTAGGACTACATGATGTAGTGATTGATATAAATGGACTACGAATGAATCTTGCGGATATCAATGGTGTTGAAGTTCTCAATGACGGAAGAATCAGTTTAGTTATGGGTGATTGGAAGAATGAAGACCCTTGGTGAAATACCCTGTAATCCGCTCATATCTTGCGTATAACAAGCCTTTTTGAGCAAGATAGTGTTATTATACTACCTCACTCAAAAGAGTGTGTTATTTGAAATATTGTGGATTTGCTTTAATTTCATCGTAGAATATATGTCTGATAACATGACCGTTCACTGGGTCTGCTATTGTTATTTTTAAGAATTCATATAAAGTTACTTCTTTATGTAAATCTAAACCCAAATCTGCAACATATTCGTGACCGCCAGTTGCACAGCAACCTGTTAATTTGGCGTGCCAATCAATATACTCACGTACTGTCAATTTTGATTCTTCTTTAACTCTATTTAAGAATTGTTGCTTGATTTCATCTATAGATGTTGAATAATTAATTGCTACACATATAGCATTTCTTATTGTAGAAGAAATAATAATTTTATCTTTACGCTTTGCGGCAAACATGATTGTACGGCTAAAATCAAGATAATCCACTACTGTTATTTCTGCAAAAGTTGGATATATTTTATTAAAATAGAAATACCGTTGCTGAGTACAGTACATAGTTTTATTATCGCAATCTAAGATATTGATGCCATTACAATAGCAATCGGTATGACAATCGCCAGTTCCACAATCCGTACCGTATCCAATATATTCTATGGTATCACCTATTGCATTTATACCATTAAAACTATGAGAAAAATCTATCATTTCTAAGTTGGTGATACCTTCGAGAAATTCTACTTCGCTAATTTCCATTCATCAGCCTCATCAATAGTTTTGGCAGCTCGTTCAGTTACATCTAAGATTTCTACAACGTTAAATATTTTAATCTTATCAACCTTACAAGTAATCTTACATCCTTTTGGATTGATTGTACCGTATTGAGCAAGTTCAGATAGAGTATTAGCACCAACCCATTCCCAAATACGTCTTACATCTTTAGCAACTATTGTACTTCCATTTTCCTCAATAATTTCACCAAAGAAAACACCGGCACCAATAGCTCTTATGATTTTTCTATTTTCCATATTTTACTCCTTATGATGTTCTTCTCCATATCTTTATTGTTAAGTTTTCAGGTCTGGCTTCTTGAATAGAAGCATTTCCGTCATAACTTGTGTCAACAGATTTACTGTCTGTATTTGTTTTAGATGAATCAGATGTGGAACCAGTCCAACTACGACTTGCATAAAAATCGCCTTTAGGAAATCCTGCTGGGTCATCATTTACATCCAACTGTGTACCGAATGAACCAGTATATGCAAAAGCACCTGTTATCAAAGATTGTGCACTTTGATTAGAACCACCATATCCTGTATGACCAGTTATTTCCATGTCACCTGGTGTATGGTAGTGTGTTATGTCATGAGTGTGTGGAAACGTGTGTTTGTGTTTTATGGTTTGTGAAGACTGTTTATTAAGTGTTCCTGAAGATATAAAAGAGTTCGCTTTACCACCCTCACTTCTAAAGAAAGCACCCGAAAAATTTACCTCCACCCACGTAGAAGTTATACCGTTAGTGTTATAAAGAGTTTGAGGGTCCGGCATTAAAGGGTACTGAGTATATATCTCATTTACAGGATGTATGATATCAAATATTTCTTGTTTAGTAAGTCTATAAACAAGTTCAGTTATATCTGAGGTATCTGTAAAACACTGAATATTTCCAATTACAACATCTGTCGCCATATTATGCAGTCCTTTTCCAAATTCTTATTGTATAATTATCAGGTCTTCCTTCTTGTACGGAAGAATCACCATTATATTCTGTAGTTGTAGGATTAGAATCTCCTGTATTCTTTTTAAGTGTAGGATTATCAACCTCTTTAGTTTGATTTGCCATAGAATCAGAAGTGGAACCAGTCCATGTTCTACTCGCTACAAAATCAGCTAAAGCGAATCTATAACCTTCAGCTGACCTATAATCATACGTATACGAGGGATATGTAGATTCTGTATATTTGAAAGCCCCATTCATACGCCATCCATCATCAATATCACGTGCACCAAAAATTAATGTACCGTATATCTCCCAATTTCCTCTTGTGTGAGTATGCTGCATATTATGGTTATGAAAATTTATAGTGTGTCTATGATAATTGTTTTGAGAACTTTGTTTTGTAATGACACCTGAAGATATAAATGGGTCCGCATTACCACCACTTGCTCTAAAGAAGGCACCATTAAATACCGTCTGTACCTGCCAAGTTGAAGTTATACCGTTCTTATTATATAGGTCAGCTGGTGTACTAGTTCCAGGATATTGAACATATATCTCATTTTTAGGATGAGCAGCGTCAAAGATTGCTTGTTTCTTCACATTATATATACTTTGAGGAATGTTAGATTCTTTATCAAAACAAATAATTTCAGTTAAAGTCTTAGCCATATTATGATGTCCTTTTCCATATCTTAATAGTTAAATTCTCAGGTCTAAATTCATCGCCGCCATATTCAGTAGTATCTTCATCTGAGGAGTCACCTGTAGTTGTTTTTGAAGGGGCTGAACATTTTAAGCCTTTCCACCAACGACTTGCCTTGAAATTCCCTTGCAAAAAATCGCCCGGATTTTTAGCACCCCAACCAAAATTTCCTATACCGTTTTGTTTTATTCCAAATGCTGGTTTAAGAATATCCCAATTCACAAGGTCTAAATCACGGCCACCTGGTATATAATCACCTGTAATCTCCATAGTACCTCTAGTGTGAGTGTGTTGCATATTATGTTGATGATTAGCACTATGATTATGATACTTATTTTGACCGTTCTGTTTACCGCCATTGAAAGACTTCGCATTACCACCCTCAGCTCTGAAAAATGCACCACTAAAACTTACAGCAGTGTCAGACCAAGTGGATGTTATTCCATTCTTGTTATAAACAGCGGCAGGTGTCTTCTCTTTCGGATACTGAATATAAATACTACCGATAGGATGAGCAGCGTCAAAAATAGTCTGTTTCATATCTTTGACAAAACTATCAGGAAGATTGAGATTTTCACCGAAACAATTTACATCTGTTATATTAACATTTGCCATAAATAAGTCCTTATTAAATACTTAACTTAAATATATTTTTTCAGTTGGTCATAGAAATCCAATTTACTGTTTATAGTCTTTATAACTTCTTCCTTTCCAAAGATACTGTATAATTTTTCAATAAAGTATGGTTTTATTTTATTATCGCTTAATGTGCATTCAAGAATATAAAATCCGATATGATACTTCCATATCTCAGGCATTTCTGTAACACCAAATTCTTCAAGTATTTCATTACTACGTTCATTACCGATAAATAATCTGTCTACATCTTCTTTAGTCTTAAGTTTTCTTGCTGTTACAGAACTTTCATTTTTAGTATGAGCATACATAGGAATTATATCGAGAAGATTGCAAGTTTTGGCATGTTTAAGACAGGCTGTAATAAGGATAAGGTCTTCTGCAAAAACACAGAAATAATGTGGAATTAATTTATATGCCGATTCTAATACATCTCGCTTAATCCATTTATTCCATAACAGACAATTTATACCTATCAATATACCCTCTATGGCACAATTATCTATACCTGTAAATTCAAAAGAGGGAGATTCAAATACAACCTCATCATTTACAAAGGCTGGAAATTTTATAATATCACTTTCACTATAGTAACGTTTCTTTACCTCTGTTATCTCATCATCGATATCAACAAACCAAATATAATCTCCTGTACTATGTTCAAATCCGAATCGTCTTCCGTCAAGTATTCCGAGATTCTTTTCCGTTTCAACGATAATTGTATTTTCAGTATCGTATCTGAGAGGAACAGTTTTATCGTCTCTGTTATCGACAATAATAATCTCGTGATTCACCTCAACTCTTTTAGTAGATTCAAGGAACGGTTTCAAATACTTTACATTACCGTCATAAACCAGACAAATGATAGATACAGTATAATTCCATTCAAGTAACGGTTTTATGGGTTGTGGTGGAACAAGTTCACGTTTATACAGACGTTCATTTCCATTACTATCTGTAGTATATCTTTCAATGTATTGTGGTGGTTCTTTAGTGCTTATATGATAAATCTCTTCAAGCGATTTAGTTACGGCTAAGTATCCTTCTTTTGTCCAAGGTAGATTCTTTACATAATCCCATGCTTTATATCCATATTCTTGAGGAATATGTTCCGCCATAATTCTAATACAATCTGGTATAATATCAGGAGAACAACCATAGATTACTCGTATAAAGAAATTAACTTCATTTGATTTGAACGGTTTGAAAAATAATTCTTTTTGATTATCCGTAAGCATGTTGTAAATACATTGATGTACTTCTTCATAACCCCTGAATACTTTTTCGTAGTCCTCGATAGTTTTCATAAACAGATTGCAGCATACTGAGTTACGGATATTGTAATTATAAATCTTATAGCCGTACATATAAATTGTCTTACAGATAGACAAAGCTCCTATAACCAACATACTGTCTTCACTTGCACGACCTTTTAACGCCATAGGAATATGTTCTTCAACTTTTCTAAGAATATCTGTTTTTATCCATTTATTCCATAACGCTACGCTAATTGTTCGATAGTTGTATGCCATTACATCATCATTATTTTCAATAACTTCGTTCTTAGAAAACTCTATAAAAGATATGATGTCATAATCATGTTTAGTTAAATCCTCAAGTTCAGGATAAATATAATTAATAGTATCGTCAGCATCTATAAACCAAATATAATCACCCTTAGCCATTTCAATACCTTTCTTTCTGGCAGGTATCTGAGTAGAATTATATCCAAACTGATAACATCGACAATTCTCAAAATGAAGTTCTTCAGATATGTCATCTCTATTGTCAATCAAAATAACTTCATGATTTACCTTTACGTAGTCTTTAATCTGTTTGAGAATATTTGGAATGTAATGTTTGTCTTTATCACAGAATAGAATAATTATGGATATCATCAGGCTACTATACTTCTTATGTCATAGAATGTTATTGTATCTTCCTGAACATAGGTACTCGAACTACCTGGTTTTGGAGGATAGTCTATCAAATAATATTTATGATAATCACCGCCTTGACTCCATGTAGTTCTATCAGTAACTTCAATTACAACACCATAATATGTCCAGTTACTAAGTGACATACCATTAGAAACAGACACACCGCTAAGTCTAGTATCACCTGCCGGTAGTGTAGAGTGAGGACCTCTATTAAATTCACGCCAAGTATAGTCATATTCATTTTTGTACCAACCAAACACATATATGTTTAACGGTTTTTTTACTTTCACATTAAGTCTGATATCTGTTATATACGCATCAACAGAAGTAGCATAACTGTAGTAATCACCATATCTCCATACAAGTCTATAACTGATTGTGATATCTGGTGAAACATATGACAGCGTATAATTATTTGCAGAATTATGTATCTCACTTTGGCGGTCATTACTGAACGGTATGTATAATGTTTTATTCGTTGATGTTCTATAGCAAATATATCTTGAGGCACCTACATAATCACCACGAGTTTCACATACTCCAGTAAAACTACGAGCATAATTGCCACTATCTCTAAAGTTGATTCTTTCGCCTTTATTGTTTTCTGTCAGATAAAAAGCCATACATCACCTACTGAATCCAAATATCACCGGCTTGTACACCAGATGGAACTCCACTAAGAACTCTTAATCGTTTGGCTGTATCTGCTGTGGTAGCTGTAACTGCATTTCCTGAACAAGCCAATGCGTTATCTGCTGTAGCCGCTGTAGTTGCTTTACCTGTATAATTAGTTGCAGTAAGTCCAAGTTCAGAACCTATCTTGTTCTTTACAACATTCCAAATAATAGTACCGTTAGCAAATATTATATAATCACTATTACAAGTAAGGATTGGATTACCTATAATAATGAATCTGTTATTTGTAGCATCATAATATAAAGGTAATACGTAACCGTATGGAAGAACATCATTGTTTGCACCAACTTTAGGTAAATCTTTGAGAGTTCCATTATCATTTACTTTCACAGGAATGCCGTTTATTGTCATAGCTGTATTTGCCGCAGCAAATCCGTTTACGAACAGTACGTTAAATGTTATGTAAGGAAGAAGTGAGAATCCGTCAGGATATGTTACAGTTTTTGCAGATGTTGGTCTAAGATTATCACAGACTAAGGTAATATTGAAACCTACACAAAACTGAGATTCTTCAAAAATATTAAATTGCGTTATTGCCATTTGATTACCTTTATAATGAAATAATAGATAAAAAATATATAATAATGTGCCCTTAAACGCTCATAGATTGAAAAAATAAGGGGTATTTAGCGAAAATAGTATAATAACACTACCAACCTAAAATACCCCTTATTTTAACAGATATCAGCAGATGTCACCAGATTGCAACACCGCACTTCTTATCGTTATCAAGAATTTCTTTACTGAATTTAGAACGGATTTCCTTCAGTTCGTTTTCGCCATCGTACTTATCGTTCTTCACCTTATCAAAGAATTCATTGAAACTAATCTGAGGAATAATACCGATAAGCTGCTGAGAATGACCAGCATACTGCATTGTATACATATCTTTCAAAGTCTTATCGTTAATCAGATGTTCAATTTCTTTGTATGCTTCATGATAAAAACGTTTTGCGTTGAACAGATTCTGCTCGGCAAATACCGGTTTTCTTTCAAGACATTCAATGTATGTAAAGTAATGACCAATCATCATTTCAGTTGCAAATCTTGTAATTCCACCATTGAAAGGATTCTTTTCCCGGCAGAACTTGATTGCTCTGATACTTGCCTGTGTAGCACCAATTTGGCAAAGGTCAAAATTGTACTGAGGAATACCTTTATCATCCGCTCCTATTCTTGTGATTGAATGTTCGCTGCCGATTCTCCAAAGATAGATAGGGTCGTTGATAATATTAATCTTCAAAGGAGTACCTTCAATCGACATTCTGATTTTCCAGTTGAATTCACCGTCTTCCATTGCTCTTAATTCACTGAACTGAATTCCATACTGTTTAAGGAACTGAGTATTGTAAAGACGACCGAATACCCAAGGATGACCAATATCATTACGCTGTACTGTTCGTACCTGTGGATTTCCACGAACTTCCTGATAGAACGGACCCTGAACTTCGATAACATTTTCACCAATACCTTTTGCAAGCTGCTCAAGGCTGAACGGTGTCATAAATACATCGTCTGCATCAATGAAGGTAATCCAATTTGTTGTAGCATTATCAAGTGCTCTCTGTCTTGCAAGACCCGGACCTGTATTCTTTTCACAAGATATAGTCTTAATTGTCAGTTTAGGGAACTTTTCAATAAGATAATCGTAGTTGTCTTCAGGATTGTCTGAAGCAATAACTACTTCAATAATATCTCTTACTGTCTGAATGTTGATTGAAGATAGACAATCTTCGATATGGTCCTGTGCCTTGAAAGCAGGAATACCGACAGTAATCTGTAATTTCTTTTCTTCTTTAGCCATTTTTGAGAATTCTCCTTATACATTAATATTAGAAAAATCTGAACAAAGATTATGATATTGAGGGATACAATAATTTTTATAAATCATTTGATTTATAGAATTTGTAGGTTCAACTCTGGCATTAAACGTTGGAGTGGAATAACCCTTTGAACTACTAGAATATTCTTCATTTTTGAAAGAGGTTCTTGAACTTGCTAATGCTACTTGTAATGCAACAAGACCACACACTCCTCCGCTAACAACCATATTATTCCTCCTTATACTTTAATATTAGAAAAATAAAACCCCATTACCTTCTTTTACGAAGATAATAGGGTTAAACTTTAGGAATAACTTTAGTTACTACAGAACACGGTCATTGAAGATGTTTGCTGCAGGAACTGTCACACCACAGTTACCATTTACAAGACAATTGTAGATATAGTTAGAAGTAGACAGAGGCACTGTAGTTGGAAGATGAACTACGGACTTCCAAGGAGAAGAGGACAACATCTCCTGCATGTTAGTAATTTTATCACCAAGATACAAAGGTTGGTTGAAGCTGCTCATAGAGAACATGAGCGAACCATCAGTAAGATTGTCAAGATTACCAACAGGTTGGTTGAAGCTGCGAGCAAACGAGAACATAGAAGTACCGTTGGTAAGATTGGAAAGATTGCCTACAGGTTGGTTGAAATTGGGACATTGAGTAAACAGGAGCGAACCATCAGTAAGATTGTCAAGATTACCAACAGGTTGGTTGAAATTATAACAACGCGAGAACATCTGAAAACCATTAGTTAAGTTAGAGAGATTGACAGGTTGGTTGAAATTAGAACAACGCGAGAACATATTAGAACCATTAGCAAGATTGTCAAGGTTTAATGGTTGGTTGAAATTAGAACAACGCGAGAACATATTAGAACCATTAGCAAGATTGTCAAGATTTCCTACAGGTTGATTGAAGTTTTTACAGCTCATGAACATGGTGGAGCCATCAACAAGATTGTCAAGATTACCAACAGGTTGATTGAAGTTCTCACAATTTCCAAACATATATGAACCTTGAACAAGACTGGTAAGGCTGCCTACAGGCTGATTGAAAGAATAACAGTAGCTAAACATATAAGTACCATTAACAAGATTGCTGAGGTTACCTACGGGCTGGTTGAAACTCAGACATGACTCAAACATGTGAGCACCATGAACAAGATTGTTGAGATTACCTACAGGCTGAGTAATACCAGAGCCCATAAACATAGCTTCGGCATTAACAAGACTGATAAGGTTTAATGGTTGGTTGAAGCTAACACCTAACATGTAATTGCCGTCAACAAGATTGCTGAGGTTACCTACAGGATGATTGAATTTTGTACTTCTAAACATATTAGTGCCATAAATGAGATTGTCAAGGTTTCCTACGGGCTGATTGAAATTAGAACAATTATTAAACATATAAGAGGCGTTTTCAACATAGTCAAGATTTCCTACAGGCTGGTTGAAATTCGGACAACCAGAGAAAGCATATGTAGCATTAGTAACTGTGTTTGGAATAGTGATTGGCTGATTGAAAGAAGAACAGTTCTCATACATGCTAGACATGTCGGTTACTTCACCATTGAGAGTAACATTTGCATTAAAGCTCTCACAACCCTTCATTAAACCATGAACATTAGTGATTTGAGAAGAAATACTTACATCACAATCAAGTGCAGCACAACCTTCGAAAAGAGAACCAATAGTATTAACAGTATCTGGAATACTAATAGGCTGGTTGAAAGCTGCTGCACCATTGAACATATCAAACATATCAGTACATCCGTCAGGGATTGTAATAGGCTGGTTGAAAGAGGAAGCTCCCTTGAAGGTAGAATTGAGGTCTGTAACTCCAGCAGGAATAGTGATAGGTTGGTTGAAAGCTGCAGCACCATTAAAAGTAGAATTGAGGTCTGTAACTCCAGAAGGGATTGTAATTGGTTGATTAAAAGAAGAAGCTCCCTTAAATGTGGAAGTGAGATTGGTAACTCCTGAAGGAATTGTAATTGGTCTATCGAAACTTGCTGCATTTTCAAATGTCTGATACATGTTATTAATTGTATCAGAAATTGTCACTGCACCATTAAACTGTCCGGCATTGAGATAGGTTCCCACAACGTTTGTTACATTAGAACTCAAAGGAGCATAGCTAGTGACGCCTGAATTGGCATAACAGTAGTCTTGGTCGCAAGGACTGTCAAATGTGTCAATTGCCACACGTCCGGCTGAAACTGAAATTGAGTTATCGAAAGTGTGTGACATGTTTGTAATCACATGACCTTTAATTGTTGAACCACTTGGAAGAATAATTCGGTCATCCTTGAACATGCCAGAAATATCCTTACTTTCAGAAACAGTAACTGTGGAAGCTACCGGAGCGGTAATTGTCGAATCAGGATTTTCCAAAAATATTTCCTGAATAGCCTCGGCAACAGCTTTACCTGCCTGTGCTCTTGGTGAATCTGCATCGTAAGTTTGGTCTACATCACTACTTCCACCACCGAGGTCGCCATCTTCATAAGCCTGTTGAATAGACTTCTTTGTTTCATCATGTAACGTGATTTCAACATCACTTGCATCTGCCGCAGGGAAATCTCCCATTGGCTTTAATGTATCTGCTAATTTAATTGCCATAATTCATTCTCCTTATTTTACTTCAGCTGTGATACTACCAAGACTAGGCTGAGTAGTTCTTGTAATTCGGAATGTAGTTGTGTTGCCGCTTGCGTTTGTGAACTCAATTGTTCCACAATCGTAAGTCTCAACTTCGAATCCTCCAATCCACCAAGCACTTACAGTACCCCAACTAGCAGGGTAAGCAAGGTATCCGTACTGACCTTCGCCAAGATTCATGTTATAAGAACCTTTATAGTTTGTTGCAAACTTCTTTCCGGTAAGTGCAAGAATAAATGCTGAGTCAAAACTAGCAGATTCACTAGCTGCACCCCAATAAACTTTATGCTTGAATGAAATTGACTTAGTTGCCGAAACAGATTTCTCACCATCACTTGCAGTAAGTGTGAATGTTTTATTAGAATCGATAGGTGTACTATAAGTTGCAGAACGAACAGTCTCATCAGCAAGTGTACAGTCTGTTAATGTCTGACTTACAATATCTTTATTATAAGCCCAAGCAAAAGTAAGTTCATTTACAGTAGAGCCAATCTCATAAGTATCTGTACTTGGTGTCATTGTAAATGATGTAATTGCAGGGTCTACATAATAAATCTTTCCGATAATTGTATCGAGTGCGTCTTCAACATTAGTAGCTGAAGGAATCTGTTCGTTTTCATAACTTACATCTTCAGCACTTCCACCACTAGCAGTAATATCTTCCCATTCAGCATTATCGTAATCTTGAGAAGAATTGCGATTGAATGTTACGTTGTTGTTAAGTTCGATTGCAACAACCACATCATCTTCAACCGTGATGTTAGTAATCTCAGCACCCTGACTTGAAGGATTATAAACATGGTCTCCAACCTGAGGCGAATCAGTTGTTGTGAAAACATAATTAAATTCTCCCGGATAGAATTCATAATCCCAAGCGTAGAGGTGAATTTCATCAGTGCATAAGAAAATATGACCTCTTGGATATGATGTACCTGGACCTACTTTAATTACCACGTCACCAATATCTGCTTTATATGGTAAATCGTCCACAGGTTTAACAAAATCCGTAAGAGAGATGTCTACCCAACCAAGATTTTCCTCAACATCTCCTTGAGCTGTTCTTTCCCAACTATAACCAGAATACTCAATACTGTTACTATAGACAGCTTCTACAAGACCATTTTGCTCATAATGTCCTTCATTTAATTCGTAAACATCATCATCAACGGACGGTGTTGCACTCAAAGTATAGACATCACGATATACACCAGGATGACTTTCGTGTCTCCAAGCGTAATAAGTATTCACAGTATACTGATAAATGTGTCCTTTACGATAACTTGCTGTATCTTCACCAACGTAAAGACGAACAGCTTTGTTATTAGCACTTACTGGCATAGCAGTAACTGTTTTCAATCTTGAGTTGACGTAACCTGCGACTTCAGCAAGTCCAGTTTGGTCAAGGTATTTTTTCGTTGCCATTCCTTTTTCCTCCTTTAGAATACTGAAGAATGTATAATAAAAATATATAAAAATAACCGTACCCACAGACTAGCTATGAATACGGTTATTTTGTTTTTAGAAGATTTTGCTTAGTGATTAGTCAAACAGTGCATCAACTTCAGAAGTTGTAATTGCTACAAACTGGTCTCCGGCTGTCTGAGCAATCCAATCACCTTCGGTTTCATCATAAATATAGATTACACCTTTCACATACTTTTCTACAGTTTCTTTTTCTGCATAATCGTATGTAGTTGTATCGGCAGTTGTCTCAGAAGCAAGTGTCCAAGGGTCTGTTGTACCAGTTGCTCTGTGATAATATCCAAGACCTTCAATATCTGTACCATCTTCGAGAGTAAGTTCATTATAAACATCCTCTGTTGTAGTTGGTCCCATATAGAGGAATGTGTCACCATTTTCAGGATTACTTGGAAAAGCATCGCCAAATGTGAGTTTGTTGCTTACATCGAATACAGGTCCAAGCAGACACCACATCATTACATTTCCAGTAATGGTTTCTGTATAAGCGTTAAGGTCTTTGAAAGAATCACCTGTATAGAGAGTTCCAAGTTCTGCGATAGCGTCTTCATCATCAATTGCAACCTTAGTAAAATCTGCAAATGTATCAGCAAGAGCTGTTACTGAGAAGAATGAAGCACCATCTTCAGTTACATAAAGAGTACCGTCTATAAGATGAGTTTCAGTTCCATCAGCTACATAAGCACTTGCAAGTTTTGTTGCAGCACTCATTGTTCCTGTTGGCGTATAAGCCTGAAGGTCAGCGGTTACATAAGAAGCACCTGCATCTACAGAATAAACAGGCACTTCAGTTGTTCCTTCAACCTGTACAGCTGCAACTTCTGAGTTAGCGGCAATTGTTTTTCCTGCACCATCTGTAAAGTCAGCAGTTGTTTTACCGGCTGTCTGTACGGTATACATATAACCGATTTTCTGAGCTGCGACACTTGGAAGATGTGCAACATCAATTACAGTTCCCTTGAATTCAAGTTTTCCTGCATCTCCAACAAACTCTTTAATTTTTGCGACAAGTTCTGTCAATCCTTCATAATCAAGATATTTTTTCTCAGCCATTTTATTCCTCCTATGACTACTCGAAAAGTTCATCAACTTCTTCTACAGTAATAGTTTCAATTGTTCCACCACCTGAAGATACGTCAATGTTATCCCAAGAATAAGTATATGAAGTTGATTCATAGGTAATACCAAGAGCAGTAATCTGTTCATCAGTTGTATAAGCTGTACTGTCAGCAACAACGATTACATCTTCAACCTTTGTACCACCATAGATTGTATCTTCATAAATAAAATAGAATACACCACCAAATTCATAAGCTGGTGTATCAACAATACTTTCATCTGCAAGTTTAATCTGAACAGTAAGTTCACTGTTAGAAATCAATTCGATGAACTGAGTTACAGTTGTTACATCTACCGTTGTAGTATGTTCCTCGGCTACACACTCATAGAAGAATCCACGAGTATAAGTTCCGGTAATTCCTACATACTGATAAATCTTTCCAAGTTCAGTTTCACTTGCTTCAGGAAGGGCTGCTTTCTGAATACTTTCACCACTACCAAAAGGTCGCCATTTGCCAAGAACTTCATCAGTTTCATTGTTTTTATCGTATTGATACCAATTACGGTCTTCAAGGCAATAACCAATATATTTCTCAGGCATACGACCTTTCTTTACGGCTTTCATGTCTGCAATAGTTGCATATTGCTGACGGGTAAAATCCGGGTCTGGACCGAGATATTCTAGGTTATCACTGAATGGAATAGCCATTTATATCCTCCATTAAAATAAAATTTGCCTACCTGTGTTTCAAGATAGGCAAAAAATTTGTTAGTTGAAACTCAAACTCATGTTCTGGTCCTCTTTACCTGTTGGAGTAGTAAGGAAATAAACGAGATATTCTTCACCGTCAAGTGTGAGAGTTACATGAGTGTAACTACCTGTATTATCGAATCCGTTGTTTGTACACTTAGTAAGTTCACCAAGACTTGCAGGATAAGCATACATAATCTGATAACCTACTTCAGCCTGTGAGTTTGAACGGATTGTCTTCTCAGATGAACCTGAACCCCACGCTCTTGTAGTAGCAGGAAGTTTAGCATCTTCGCTTGGATTAGCGTTATAGATGTTTTCTTCGAGCCAAGAAAGACCTGTAATGATAGTTGACGCATTAGCAGATGTGAGTTTGTATCTTGGGTCAACATCACCCTCACCATCATCAACCATATTGTAATCGCCAATATAACGATACAATGTTACGGCAGGAACTGTGAAGTTCTTTGTTACAACTGAACTGTTCTTGTAACCGTCTGCGATTGTAAGAGCCTTGATTGTTGTATCAGCGTTGATAACAATAGGGTCTTCGTAAACAGGTGAACTTGCTGTTGGTGTTGAACCGTTAGTTGTGTAATGGATTACACCACCAGGAGTTGTTGTTGAAAGAGTAACTGTAGAACCCTTAGAAACTTCACCACCGTTAGGAACGAATGTTGGAGCCTCAGCTGTTGGAACACCAATTGTATAAGCAGCAGTAACAACAGAAGAATCCTGATAATCAGTTGCAACAGCAATTGCCTTGATAGTTACGGCAGCTGTAACAGCGATAGGTGCTGTATATTCTGTTGAATCTTCAGTTGGTGTAGAACCATCTGTTGTGTAGTAAATAGTCGCACCTGAAGTTGCACAAGAAATTGTTACTTCAGTTCCGCTTGTTACTTCACCTGCACTTGGAGTAAATACAGGATTTGCAACCTTTGGAAGAACAACAGTATAGTGAGCACTACCAACATTTGAATTATCCATTCCTTCTTTAACACCGATAGCCTTGATTGTTATTTCAGCTGTGATTGCGATAGGAGATGAGTAAGTTGGAGAACTTGCGTCAGGAGTTGTTCCATCTGTAGTATAGTGGATTGTTGCACCACTTGTCGAACATGTGATTGTTACAGTTGTTCCACTTGGTACACCGCCAGCGGAAGGTGTGAATTTTGGAGTAGCAACTTTCTTTGTAGAAGGACCTGAACCGCCACCTTCTGCAATTTCAGCAATCTTATCAAGGGCGTCTTCAAATGCTGCCTGGTCTTCGTATGTTACAGGGAACATATCCATACCAAGGAAGTCATAGTTGATTGTGAGTGTGTTAGGGTTAGTCATAGCAACGTGAATCTGTTTACCCTGATACCACTTACCATTAATTTCAACAAATCCGCCTTCGATAAATGCAATAACATCTTCAACTTCTGATACGTCTGCATACTCATGAGTAATAGTAACGTTACCGATAAAGTTAAAGCGGATTGTTTTAGCATTTGGTTCTACGATAGAAAGACGGTCAACATTGTACCATGTTTCTCCAATGAGCAGAAGTCCTTTGTCTTCGAGTTCTGCAACAGCATCATCAAAATCGCTCTGATTAGCGAAAACCTGATTTTCAATCTTTCCATCGAAATATAGTGTTAACTTGAGCTTTTTCTCATTAACCTTTACTTTTGACAAATGGATGAGATTGGTGTAATTGAGTTCGTACTTAAACATACGGCATCCTCCATTAATATAGATTTACTAAAATATATAAAAGTATAGGTGTAGATAAAATTCTATAATTATATTATATGATTAGTGAAAATACATTAAAAGAATATTGCTGTGAAAATGTTTCTTTGATAGAAAATTATGACAAAGCGATTAAAGATAATACTCAGATATGGCATTGTCATCATAGATTAGAAACACATAATAGGGATGGCTCTCTTAGAGAAAATACATTATCTCCAACGCAATTAAATGAATTGGGTTTATATTATAATAGACCGGCTAATGAATTTATTTTCTTAACTCATACTGAACATCTAAAACTGCACATGATGTTACCTGATAGACGAGATACAACCTCTAAAACTTTCAAAAATAAAGCTAAATCAGATAGCCAAAAACAGAAAATGGCTGAGTACAAATGGTTTAATAATGGTATCGAATCTATAAAAGCAAAAGAATGTCCTGAAGGATATATTCCAGGTAGACTTAATTTTACTAAAGCAACTAAAAACAATATGTCCAAAAGATGTAAACGAAGTCATTGGTATAATAACGGAACTATTGAAAAATTCTGTGAGGAATGTCCACCAGGTTTCAAACCCGGAAGAATTGGAGATTTTTCTAAAATAGGTAGTTACGGTCTTCATTGGTTTACAAACGGTGAAGAACAAGTCATGGCTAAAACTTGTCCTATTGGATTTGTACCAGGTCAGCTTAAATCCAAATTAAAGAAACAAGGTGAATCCATTAAAGGATTAAAATTCTTCAATAACGGTAAAATAAATATTCGAGCAAGAACCCGCCCTGAAGGTTTTGTTCCAGGCAGATTAAAGAAATAAAAAAAAAGACTTCCCTTTCAACGTGCGGCAACACTCAGGGGAAGTCTTCAACATCTCTGTTGGAAATAGTTAATACTAAATATATAAATTCTATTTCATAATATCCATACCACTATTTCTGATTACGTGTTCGGTATTACCGTTATATTCAAAACTAATGTTATCATTTTCTACAGTAACATCTATAAGTGAAGATTCAAGTGAATGAACAAACATCTTATATACTCCTGTAATAGTAATTTCTTTTGTAAAATAAAACATTGATGTTCCCTGATAAGCAAAAAGAAGTATTGGATTTTCAGGAACTTCTGTTCTTACAATAGTCTGTTTTATACCGTCATATCCTTCATCAGGTTCGATGATAGACGTTCCGTTTTCAACAATTGATATTTCTTTAATCTCCTGAATAAGAGGAATATGAAGTGAATTTTCGCTTTGCGTTACGAAATTACATTCATATCTTTCTCTCATTTCATATTCATTAATTGTTGATTTAAGACCTACTATTGCAAGTTTATACGGTTTGTTATAACTCAACAAAGCATCAGGTTCAACGGTAAGATTAGCACCTGAAGTAGAAACAGAAATAGTGCATGGTATTTCATTCTGTTCATTGTCGATAACTCTACAGACAGCCTGCGTAATATTCACAGGAAGATTTGTTTTAAGCAAAAATACAGGATTTACAGGAGCTGTCGATAAAGTTCCAATTTGAAGTTGAATGTCTGTGATTTCAACATATATCTGCGGCTGAGGTTGTGGTGAAGGTGGATTTGGAATGTATGGCTTTGGAGCGATATCAAAGGTAATTTCATCAGTAAAGCTGCTGTACTGATTATCTACAAAAGCATCCCAATATATCATAACCTTTCTTGAAAGTGTTGTTCCTGTAATTGTCTTTACATCAGGAATAGTAAGAGTAACTGAACTTGCCGGTGTAAGTGCAACCTCATAAAGATTATCCACTACAGACCAGCTTTCCTTATCGTTATTTAATGCAAGGAATGTATAGGTAATCTTTGCAGGAATATAATACTGTCCGGCACTATCACGGAATCCGAGATTTACCTTTACAGTAGAACCTTCGTTAGGGGTATTGTTTAATCTAATCATCTTCAAAAATCTCCATGTATTTAAATTCTTCTGCGATAACAGAAAGTGAAGAATCATATACATCTTCTTTCACTTCTGAAACCGCCAAATACGAAGTATCATCTTGTACAACATTGAAGTCGTTTTCAACTATATCCATTGAATAACTCCTTTATGTAAAATATTTAATTTTAATGGAGATTTTCTTTGATTTATCCTTTACATCATAGATGTTTTACTGTATATTATAGTTATACTAAATAAATGCTTTAGGAGGCAGATTATGGGTTACGAATCAAAATTGGTAGTTGTTAAGAAGTGGAGTTATGACACATCAATAGATTCTTTTGGAGAAACTATTGCAACATTAAATCTTTGTGGAATGCCAGACAGTTTCTTTCCAATAGCTGAAACATTTGAAAATGAACTTGGAGAAAACAAATACATTTACTTGGATGGTGAAACTGTTTCAGACGATAAATACGGTGAGGTACTTCGCTACACATCAGTAAGAAAACTTCTCAAGGTTCTTTACAAATGTGAAACTGAAGAACATTATCGCAGAACTGAAATGGCAATTAATCTCTTGAAATCGTTTACTACAGATGATTGGGAAGATATTGTGGTTTTCCACTACGGCTATTAATTCTAATATTAAGGTAGAGGATGATTATGATTAGTAGTATCGTATGGATAATTTGCAATCTGACAGGATACATCAATCCTGAATATATGCCTTGGAAAATATACATTCCTATTTGCATTATAGAAATTATCGTTTATTTCAAACTTTTGACTAAAATATGGGGAGATAGGTAATGAGTAAAGCAGAAGCAATAGCCTACATAGTAGGTGGAGTATTGGCATTAATAATTTGTTTAGTAATTCATTATTGGAATAAGGAAAATAAGGAATGACAAAAGAAGAACTTGAAAAAGAAGCAGAAGAAAGTTCAAAGAAAGCATTTTGTATTGCACATACTCACGAAGATGAGTTGATTTATATGAATGGTTATCTTGCAGGTGCAGAGCCAAGAGAAAAGCAGATACAGATAGACGCAGAACAGATACGAGCCTTGCAGAAACAGAACGGAGAACTTACAGACGAACTGAAAGCCTTACGAGAATCTATGAAAGACTATGGTGCTGGCTGTTATGAAAACGGACTAAGGAACGGAAGAAGAAAAGTTGTAGAACAAATGGCTAAGCTGAGTAAGGAAAACGCAGAACTCAAACAGGCTAAAGAAGGTAAAATAGTTGAACACTTTGAAGCCTACGGACAATGTAGAGATTCAAGAAGAATTGCCGACCTTGAAGCACAGATTGAGAAAATGAGAAATTGTGCAAATTGCAAAAATTATAATGACAATGAATGTTTCTGTGTTTTAGGTTCGGGTTATGGATATAACTGTAACTTAGAGAAATGGGAGATAAAAGAAAAATGAGTAGAGAAACAAAATATATCACATTATCGGAATTGAGAATCGGAATGGAAATACAAGGGTATAAAAAAGGAAACACAACCTCTTATTGTACTCAAGATGTTGTTGCAATAAAGAATAACACCGTAAAACTTAGCTGGGGAACTTCATTAAAAAATGCGTCTGATTATATGTTCAGCGTTGCTTTAACAAATGAAGAATTACAAGAAAAATATAAAGATACTATCCAAGAAATAAAGGAAGCACTAAGTCACAATTTAGGTCAAGTAGACGGCTACCACGAAATGTGGAACTCTTGGCTTTGTGCTGGAAACTTAGCTGAAATGGCTTCAAATCTAAAAGAGCATAAATTGAGAATTATAGGTTACGCAACTTTAACAGCTCCAAAGACAACGATGTTTGGTACGACTTTAGATATTGGAGTTGTGGCTGAATATGAAGACGGTGAAAGAATTTGGTGTCATACTTCTAGTGAGCATATAAAGGGTCTTTTAGATAAGGAATAAGGAGATAAAAGAAAAATGACTAAAGACGAATATGAAGATTTTGCTTTGCGATATAAAGGTTGTGGGGCTTGTTTTCCAATGTATCACACATTAAGTCGATTTGAAAAAATGTGGTTTTCTGCAATTCAAAAAGATGTTGCAGAACTTGAGCAGGAAAATGCAAGACAGAAAGCAGAGTTAGACGCAATAGACAAGGCTGGTGAACACGTAAGACAACAAATAAATGATGCTTTCAGAAACAAGAAACCTTATTGGGAACTTGAAAAGGAAAATACTTTACTTAAAGGCAGAAACGAAGGTTTTGAAAAGCAGATAATGGGCTTACTTATCAAGTATGAAGGAGTTTATAAACGTTTTCCAGATTTGAAAAGTGCTATGGATAAGGCAGAAGAAGTCTTGAAAGAAAACGCAGAACTGAAAGCAGACAATGACGCTAGAAAGTTTGCTATGGCTATGAGTGAAAAGGTTGAAAAACAGTTGCGAGAAGAAAATGCAAAATTGAAAAAGAAAAATCTAGATACACAAGACGCAGTTACAATGCAGATGTATACGAACAAGGCTAATAAAGAAATTGCAGATAAACAACTCACCAAAGCAAAGGAACTTCTTGAAAGATTGTTGATAACGTCTTGTAATTCAGATGTTCTAAACCTTTTACCAAATTGCAGTGAAGTTTTGAGAGTAAGAGTGGAAGCAGAGCAATTCCTTAAAGATTGCGAGGTGGAGAAATGACAGAATACGAAAAACAGGTAGAAATATCACTTTGTGAAAAATATTTGAAGTACCTAAGAAAACCCCATTGGTCTTGGGATATATTTTTACGTCCATTCAGAATTATGTACTACAAAAATAAGCTTAGAAAACTTAGTTCACAACCGAAGGAGTAAGGATATGTTGATAGAAACCGAACGTATAGCATTAAGGCATTGTCAATCGTGTTTCAAAGAACCAAAAAATAAAGAAAAGTTTACCTACATAAAGGTTACTGATATTGATAACAGACCTATAATATCAGTTATTCTTTGCGATGACTGTAAAAGGTTGTTGGAGAATCTAATTTAAGGAGTAACTATGTTTGAGAAAGAAGCAGAAGAATATTATTACAAAACTTATCCTGTTACATTGAATATTGGAGAAGAAGAAAGGAAAAAGGAAGTTACAGATATTTTCATTAAAGGTGCAAAGTTTGGTTATAACAAGGCTAACGAATGGCACTATGTAAAAGATGGGGATTTACCAGATGTAAAGTTTGGTAATATAAATGTTACCGTTGCCTATCTTAATGCTTATGACAATCCTTGTAAAATGGATTGTTGTTTTAACGGAACTGATTTCATATTTTGGGATTCTAAAGAACCTGTTGGTTGGAAAAGGGTAGATATTTTTGGAAAGATTTATGCTTGGAGATATTTAGAAAAGCTTCCAGAACTTCCAAAGGAGGATAAATAAATGCACGAACCAATTACAGTTGAAGATTTAATCAGAATGTTACAAAGAGAAAATCCAAAAAATACAGTGTTTGTTCCTATTGCTGATTTATCAGATGTGAACAATGAAGAAGTTAAATATGAAAAGTTTGGTTGTGATGTTGGACTTGCAATCAGAGGTAATCGTATTTATTTACTTGCACAACATCTTTAAGGAGAGCGTATGAAACCTGAAGAATATCTGACAATAGACTGTAACAACAATGACAGATTCTTTGATTGTATGCACGGATATATTTATGCGATTCCTGAGCATAATGTTTATCTGCATAGATGTAACGTACAAGAAGAATGTTATTGTGCTGGGTGTAATAATTTTATTCCAAAGATTGTAAAGAAGGAGATTAAATAAATGAGTTTGATGAAACTATTGGCTGCAGAAAATATTGATTTTAATGATAAGGAAAAGGTAGCCCTTTTACAAAAGTTTTATCAAGAAGGTTATTTACAAGGTGTACATGATAAGAATCCGAATTATGAATATTCCTTGAAGTATAAAGATGTAGTTAGCAGAGTTCTTGAACTATTTAATATGACAGTTAATCCAATAGGCCTGTCTGTTCTTGAAGATTGTCTTGACATTGTTGATAAATACAAGAAAGAGCATCCGTCATTATTCTGATAAATCTACAAGAAAAGAATGTCCATAGCAACAACGGTAAGTAGCGTAAGCCTTACCGTCTTTATGGATAATCGGAGTTCCAAAGTCACGCCAAGCAACTCCAATACTGTTCATAACCTGTTTGTTGGTCTTTGACTCTTCAATGCATTTAGGACACTTCATCGAGTAAGAATATCCTGTAAGAAAGAAACAAGAGAATATAATAACAATAATAGCGATAAACTTCTTCATAAAATACCTCACTTAGAAATCAAGTTCAAAATGTAAATCTTTATTGCTAGTTGGTTTTAAGAAATACTGACGCTGCAGTACATTGGCTAACCCTGTGTCTATAATCTTCCTTACCTGGAAAATCATATCACCCCAAATACTTGTAGCCTCAGGGATTGCTGTTCTGATATAATCATTTTCTTTTACAGGAACATCTGACTTTATTACAGCCATACAGAGTTCTTCACCTTCTTCAGGAAACCAATTGTGCTTATAGAAAACCGATTTTGGAATAGTGAAGTTTATCCAAATACGGCTTTGATATTTATGGTACTGGTTACCGAGAACCTTATCACTATTCATTCTTTCAATCTCGTTATATCCTGTATCTTCATAGCCAAGTGCATTCTGTCTTTCAGGATTGTAGACTGTCATGGGCTGACCCCAAATTGACAACTGCTTGTCCATGTATGAGATATACTGTTCGTATGCAAGAAAATTTTCTACGCTCATATAAAAATATATAAAAAAGACACACCCGTTTAAGAGTGTGCCTCTATAGAAATATGTTATTACGAACTAGCATCGATAAATGTAATACCATTCACCATTATAGTCTACTTCGTTTTCAACACCGTCATAAGCTGCAAGAGCACCACCACGACCGTCATTACGTTTAACTTCTTCAATGATTGCATCAACATCAAGAAGATTGTGTTCTTTTACGACATCTCTAAAAGATTCATTTCCGAAGTTCATCTTATACCATTCAACAGCATCTTCCTGGTGGTCAACATACCATGTCTTGAATCTATCCTGCAAATCCCATTCTTCTACAGTACATCTTTCATAATCTGGATTTCCGTCTTCGCCTGTTTCAAAATCATCATCTGTGATAAGGTCATGGTCATAGCATTCTTCGACAAGACGATTTTCATAAGTGCTGCTACTTTCGTTTGAATATTCACTTGCAAGATAATCAGCCTCTTCTTCAAGAGCACTTTCGAACCATGAAGTATTGATTGCGTTATCAAGAATCCATGTCTGAAACCAGTCTGAGAAAGAATCTATTCCCAAATCATCGATAAGAGATTCTTCAGAACTTTTAAATTCTTCATCAGCTTCTTCATCAGTACAAACCAAGTAATCGTCACCATTTACACTGTAACGATTCCAACCTTCATCAATTACATCATCGACAGAAACTTCATTACCGTTTTCGTTGAGCCACTGTACGAGTGCGTTAATCTTTTCGTCTTCCATAAATATCTCCTATGTATTTAGTTTATGTAACTATAATATCAAATAAATATTACCTTGTAAAGAATAATTTATAGTAAATCATCCATTGTTACTACCGGACCCTGAGGTTCTGTGAAGTCCTCATTTTCCATAGGCTCCACAGGTTCAGGAGCACCACCTTCTTCTGCAGCCTCTTCATCACCCATGTCCATATCAACATCAATATCCATATCTTCACCGTTCATAGGCATTCCACCAGCTTCTGCAACATTATCTTCTTCCGCAAATTCACCCTCACCGGTTTCCTCAGGCATAAACAGATTATCTGCAACATCCATGACATTTGCGATATATTCTACACATTTGAACATAGCTTCAACGATATCTGTGTAATCATTTCCTCGTAATGTGATTTCAGTATTATCAATCTGGATTTTATTCAGATATCCGCTGTAATGTATTTCTACATCATCTATTACAACATAATCGTCTTTTAATTCCGTCTCAAGACCAACATTCTCAGCTATCGCATATATCAATGTCTTCCAGTCATAAACATCTTCAAGGAAGATAATACTGAGCATTTTATTAAAATCTATCTGAGCAACATCTTTGACACACGCATAGAACATAATACAAAGTTGATACAGTAAAGTTATCGGTGTCATGAATTCCAACGCAAGATAATTCTCAGACAGATAATTATCTGCATAAAGAACTTTAATGTTACCGTTAGTAATATTCATTGCACATTTTACAGTATTTTCAATCGAGATTATGAGTTCCACATTCTCATTCGTTGTAGTCATTGTGAACTTGTAAAGACTTTCAGGCAGCTGAAGTCTTTTTGTGAATTCTTCTACAACAGTTGAAATATTATCGATAGTCATTATTCATTCTCCTGTTCAATGTCTGTGACATTATCTTCATCTTCCCACCATGTATCTGGGTCGAGATTATCAACATCTTCAGATGTTTCTTCTGTAACAGTTTCTTCAGTCTGTTCTTCAGGTGTCTGGTCCTCACTCATATTTTCTTCCTCCACTTGTTGTTCAAAGAATACGTCACCATCTTCATTTTTCTTTCCGATTGTAATTGTAGTACCTTTAGTATTTACAGCATATATAGATTGTCCATCATCAAGACGATTGTAATATGTGGCAAACAATTTAGTAACTATATCTTTATGTCTCAGAATCCATTCAATGACTTTATCTGTATGTTTACAGCTGGTACTTCTTAAATTAGGATTGCGTATTTTTGGAAATCTGTTTTCTCTCGGAACACCATAAAGATATCCAAGCTGTGTGCCCTCATAGCTAAATCCCCAATACAGCTGGCTGGGGCATGTACAGCGAGTATGAACATCTGCGTAATTAATCGCATAATCTACAGCATCTTCAAAATCAATGTCTTTATCTTTTCCGATAGTATAAAAATCTTCAAACAAAACAAACACTTTATACTTAGTTACATTAGTGCCGCCAGTCTTTTTATCTTTCTTACCGTACTGAGAAGATTTGATTGTAAACACAAGAGTATTCGCATAGCAATATTCCAGCTCAGGTTCTTCAAGTTCTGCGAGATGTTCTCTTCTGTGAATAAAGTCCATGTCCTCAGCATCACGAAGCTCTTTAAGAGTAAATGAATATATCGGATTCAATTCTTTAATGTTATTCATATCTAAATATTTAATTCTCTCTAACATTAATAATAGATTTTCTTTTCTTATAAAAAATATCAGTAATTGATTGAAACACTACTGTTAATATAGTATGATATAACTTAGATTGAATTGAGGAGTTGTTATATGAATGATGATGAATTGATACCTACATCTTTAATTAAAGATGAGCTGCAAATGGGTAGATGGAGTTTTTCTACATGGACTAAATATCTAGGAATTAAAATCATTAAAGTACGGAGAACTAATTATTGTACTAAATTAGATTATCTTAAACTTAAAGAATTTTATAATCAACCTGATATAAAAAATATTAAACGTCAAATAAAAGAAGAACATCGTTTAGAAACTTGTATAGAACGTTATGGTGGTAATTCGCCTATGTCTTCGCCTGAGGTTGTAAATAAGATTAGACATACTTGTATGAAAAAATACGGTGTCGAAAGTGTTCTAAAAGATAAAAAAATCAGAGAAAAAATAAATAACGTTTTGGTCGATAAATACGGAACATCTGTAATTGCTAATATTCCCGGAGTTAAAGAAAAAACAAAAAAGACATGTTTAGAAAAATATGGTGTCGAATATTCAGCACAATCCAAACAAATGATAGAGAACGCTAAACGGACTAAAACAGAACGATATGGCGTTTCTGGTTATAATAACAGAGAGAAATGTAAACAAACATGTTTGAAAAAATATGGTAAATCCAATGTCAAACAGGTAGATGAAATTAAAGAAAAAGGAATACGCACATGTCTAGAAAAATATGGAGTGGAATATTACACTCAAACGCAAGATATGAAAAATAAATCTGAGCAAACGTGTATGAAAAAATACGGAGTGAAAAAACCAACGCAATCGAAGGAAATACAAGAAAAGGTAAAAAGAACATTGTTTGAACATTATGGTGTAGAACATGCGTTACAATCCAACGACATTTTAAGGAAATCTCATAAAAAATGGGAAGTACACGGATTGTCAAATATAAGTTTTGCATCCAAAGAAGAAGCTTATTTTTACATTTATCTAAAAGACCACGATTATACTTTTGAATATCAAGTAGAATATCCTTTACCGTATAAAGATGACGATGGAGAGGAACACATATTCATCGTGGATTTTAAGGTAGATAATGAATATATTGAGATAAAAGGAAATCAATTTTTTGATTCTGAAGGCAATCCAAAATTCATATACAATAAAAATGATGTTAACGATAATCGTAAACGATTAAGATTATGGGAATTAAAATTAAACGTTATAGAATCTAACAATGACATTAAATTAATATTATCTAAATCTTTTAATAAAGGCGGTGATTATTTTTACATGAAAGAATATTTTAATAAAAATTATACTTTCATTAAAAATTTTTAACCGTAATACTTTACAAAGATGTTATTTTATTATATATTATTATTACAAATAATAAATCTTAGGAGGCTTTTATGCACGGAATCATGGAACATGATACTATGTTTAGCGGAAATGGAATTAGACCTTGGCATGGTTTAGGAACTGTTATTGATGGAACAGCCACTTCAGACGAAGCTATTAGATTAGCTAATCTTGGATGGGATGTTGTACAACAGCCTGTATTTCTCAAAGACGGAACCGAAATTCCAGACTTTTTTGTAAATGTACGTTCTGATACAAAAGATGTTCTTGGGATGGTAAAAGGTAAGTACAGAATTGTACAGAACAAAGACGCTTTTGAATTTACAAATAACATTATAGAAAATTCAAGAGGTGTTGAGTGCAGATATGAAACCGCAGGTTCACTTTTCAACGGTAAACGAACCTTTATGTTGGTTAGATTGCCAGATATTGATTTGGTTGGTGATACTACTGAAAATTATTTATGTGTATCGAATAGTCATGATGGTACAACAGGATTAATAGCGTCTGTGAGCTGCGTGAGAGTAGTATGTTCAAATACTTTGCAGCTTGCCATCAACGGTGCTCAGAGAACTTGGAATCTTCGCCATACAGAATCAATCAAAGGTAAACAGGCTGAAGCAGAACAGGCTCTCGGACTTGCACTTAATTACACTGAACGTGTAAAAGAAGATGCAATCAAAATGGCAGGACAGAAAGTTCGTGAAGAGGCTTTCTTCCGTGAATTGTTCAAGAAGATGAATCTTTCTGAAAAGTCTACTGAAAAAGTTGGTCTTGCAATTGCAGACATCTATCACAATAAAGAAGACCTTCAGAACTTCAAGGGAACTGCCTGGGGTCTTTACAATTCGGTAGCTGATTTCGTTTCAAACGGTGAACCTCTCCGCAAAACTTCTACAAGTGCCGATTGGAAAATGGCCAACTTCATGAACGGATATTCAATGCTTTCAGCAGCAGAAGATATTCTGAAATCAGCTTAATTCTAACATTAAATCAGGGTGATTCGTCACCCTGATTATTTTTAGGAGCAATAAAGATGAGTAGAATATTCTGTAATATCAACGGTAGAAAATATCTTTGTTTAATGTGCAAAGATTACATTACTTTCACTGATGTAAAAGATAAAGATTCTTTCCTTACTGTGGAGAAGAATCAGTCCACCACAGTTTCAAAAATGGTAAATCATCCGTTCTTTAAGAGAAGCGTATATAATTAGTACTACATCAACGCAGTAACGAGAACTTTGTCCTGGAATTCTTTCTTGTCTTTTTCAAGTTTGTCATTCCAGTATTTAGCAAGGTTCTCTGTTTCTTTACTTACACCAAGTGATTGAGCTGACATAAGTTGTTCGTAGTTGAATATATTACACATGTCGAACAGAACGTCTTTTAACGCACCATATTCATAATCATACAGATACCATTCTTCCGCATTTCTATCAATGTTCGGAAGATATTCTATTCTTATCAGATGATTGTTCTTTACTTGCAGTAATTGTCTTCCTTCTTCATCTACAGGCCATAGTTCATAATCACCGTCAAGTTCAAGTTGTCTGTTCATCATATTAAGGTTACTTCTAAGACCCAGATAATCACCGATAGAACTCAACGAATTAAAGGTATTACCACCTACAATGAAAGGCATGAGACCGACCTCAGGAAGAATAGTGTTCAATTGTTCATCAAAAGTATCCTGATAATAAGCGTTATTAATTACATCTACTTTGTATGGAGTTACATCAACAAACCATCCGCCTTTATACATCATTATATCATCTGGCTTAAACAGTACCGCTCTTGGAGTAAAGATAACCTGGTCGAGCCAAGTTAATGCCTGTTGCAGCATATCTTCCAAATCTTCTTTATCGAGCATACTCGCAATCTTTTTGAAACGATTGTTACCTTCTGTAAGGATTTGTTCTTTTGTGTATTTCTTTAATGAAACCATAATGTAACCTCACTTAAATATGTAAATAAAAAGAGAACCTTAAGCGGATATGGATGTGAGTTGTGAGGTCCGCTCAAGGTTCTCAAAAACTATTAATGCTTAGGAGGCCAAAAATAGTTTATTTTTCTCTTTTAGCTTTGGATTCGGATTTACTGTTCATCTTTTTTACTTCAGATTTAAGTTCATCCATTTCCTTTTTCATCTGAGTCATGAAGTCCATCTGAGACTTAATTACTTCATTCTGTGAAGCAACAACGTTCTCAAGTGCAGAATTGTCAGATGATACGATAGCGGTTGTCTCTTTATAACCGTTATTTCGAATCTCTTCAATAGCAGCAATGTCTTCATCTGTAAGCTGTTTAATGTACTTTCCGTCTCTACCTTTAACAGGTACAGGAATAGCAACCGGATTCTTAAATGCAAGAATACGAATCGCATCATCGTAATTTACCTCAGTACCCTGAACATTTGTTTTAGGGTCTACAAGGAAAATATTAATGATACGGCCATCCAAAGATGTCTGTAAAAACTTGCCCGATGAAGGCTGAAGTCTGATTGTTCTCTTACTCATGTTTTTCTCCTGAATAAATAATTCTAATTATAATATAATAATAGAATTATTTATTGAACAAGATTATTGTTTCCATACAGTTCCACAGTAACAATCAATACCGTCATTCATATAATTATAAAGATATCTTGCAAGGTCAGTCTTACTGTTGATTGTATAATTACCGTTCTTGTCGATATACAGATTGTTTACACAAGATACTGCACCAAGGTCGAGGTCACCTGCTGTAACTTCATATTCTTTAGAACAGATTACAGGGAACTTAAACGGTACAGCTTCTCCGTTTGTTTGTTTAGAGCCTATGAATGAATCTTCTATCAGTCTAGGTTCATCATCAACATATTCTACAAATCCCTTGAGATTCAGAGGATTATCACGTTTAACAACAAACGAAGAACAAAGCTGTTTAAGTGTCATTGGTGTGGTCTGTTCTTCAACCTTTACGTCTGATTTAGTAAATGCTGCAATAATCTTCTTGATTTCCCTCTCTTTATAAATACCATTCAAAGTCATAACACGAGCATCTTCATTAAGAATATCCTGTTTGAATGTGTTCTTAATCTTACCCTGTCTGAGAGATGTCGCAATCATAAGTTGTTCATTATCATCACCGACATCATCTTTAGCCGCAAGAAGTTTTTCAGAATCAACACCAAAGTTACCGAGAGCATCGCCAAGAATAGTTTTGATAAGATATTCTTTATCGTACTGAACTTCCATACTCGTAAAACTGTCTGTGATTTCTTTAAGATTCTCAACAGCGATTTTAAGACTTTCGCCTTTATCCTGGTCTTCCTGAATTGTATTAGATACAGTAGCGTATTTCCAATCGTCTTTAGTAACATTATAACCAAGTGAACGCAAATGGAGATAATCAATATTTTTAAGGGCATCGTATGTACTGTAAGAAAGTGTTTTACATACTTTAGCGAATCGTTTATCCCAAGTAAGAGCCGCACTGTCACCAAGTGAAGACGGTGTATCTTCAGAGAATCCAATCATAGACGGTTGAATCTGAAGTGCGGCAAAGAGTTTCTGATATTGTGTATCAAGGTCTTTAAGTGCTTTAATGTCAGGATTTCCTGCAACTTCCTGAACGTTTACGCCTTGATTCTGTGTCTGAGGAACAATAACTTCGAAGTTCTGTCCGATACCTCTGCTACTCATTCCGTCAGAATCATAATTAACACGTCTTACTTTCTTGAAAAGATTACGGTAATAATTAAGAACCTGAATAGCTGATTTAGAATAAACCTGAGCACCGACATTTACAGAGATGATTCTGTAGTAATTACTTTGGTCCATACGATTGAGAAGTAATGCGTCTTCGATTACATTTACGTTTCTCCATGGTTTACTTGCCTGTCCCAGATAACTATTTGCGTATGTGAACTCATTCTGCAAAGTCTGTTCAATAGGATTAGAAGAACTACTTCCCATTGTGATAGAAACGTTCTTAGAGTTACCGCCAAGATTCTTGTAATACTCAAGCTGACTGTATGTGTATTCATAAGACGGAACAAAGTCACCGTTTTCATTTATGAATCCAATTGTTTTACCACTGATAATAATCGGAGTAATGCTTGTGAAATCAGGAATAGGAACAACCCTTTCCAGAACACCCTCAGAACTATAAATGTGTTTCCATGGTAACTGACCCCACAAAAGATTATTATATCCTGTGGTGAGTAAGAACTGATTTACACCGATTGCTTCATGGAAATCATTCAATTCGTTTTCAATAAGTGTGGATGGTGTAACAAGTGTAAACAATTCGTTATTACCGTTTGTCTGGAAAGTTGTCTGCATTACAGCTTTTACAGCAGAACCACAGATAGGGTCATCAACCATTGAAGGGATGTCTTTAAGTGCATTTAAGATAGACCTTGAAGTTGTAGATGTCTCTATCGAATAATTGGCGTAGTTATTATATTCCTCAACCTGATTAAAAAGGTCTTCATCTTCATCACGTGTAAGAAAATGTTTTACTATTTGTGGAATGGTTTGTTTACTGTTCTTATTGTTATTATTCATTTAAGGATTTCCTCCATCTTATATAAATAATATGTAAAAATAGAGGAAAATCCTACAAAAAATTATTCTAACGATTCAGAATATTCATCTCCACCGTATTCATCCATAGCGGTATCGTCTATTTCGTCAGTAAGAAAATCATCTTCATCAATCTCGTTGAAATATTCATCAAGTGCATTATCAAAATCTTCAACAGACATTTCGGCATAATCATCGTAAATGTGAAAATAATCTTCGAGTGTTGTTCTGATATCTGATTTATTATCAAACTGAGAAATCTTATCTTCAAGTTCTTCTGCCTGACTTCCACTTACAGGAAAATAATCCGAAAGCGATGATTTGATTACGCCAGGTTTCCACTTATCGATAAGTGCTGCAGCCTTACGTTTTCCGTAACCGTGTTTCTTTGTGAGAGTATCTTTAAGCTCAGCTTCAGTAATTTTACCTGTTACGAATTCATCATGAAGATTACCCATAGCGGTCTTTGACTCTATGGGTTTCTTATTTAATGCGTTAGCGATTTTTTTTTTATCTGTATCAAGTACAGTTACCGAGTAAAGTCCAATTCTGTATTTCAGTTCAGAATAATCATTCATTATCGCTTTTACCGCTTCTGTAACCGGTTGTGGAATCGGTGTGTAATTATATTCGTTAAAATAAACTGTTGTTCCTTTAGGTGTTGTACCGAATAAATCCGCAAGTTCGTTTACGGCACTCTTTACTTTAGAATCCATAGTAAATTCTCCTTTAAGAATATTTAATCTTAGAATCCTTTTAATTGCTGAAACATTGCAAAGAATTGCATTACTTTCTGAGAGTAGGCTGATAAGTTCTCGTATTCTTTCTGAATTGGTGCGATAAGTATCTGGCCTTTGGTGAAATCAAAATACATTTTTTCATCTTCAAATATCTCATCAAGTAGCTCATTCGATTTTACAGAAAAATCCGCTTCAGTATTACAGTCTTTTAATGAGTATTTGAAATAAGCGTATGTGTGATATCGTTTTCTCATAAATTCAAGATATTCCTGTGGTGCCATGTTAATCTCCTTTATAGTTCTAATAATAGACTTAAAACATACTCTAATTCGCACCAGGATTGATTTGGAGAGGTTTTCTCAGAAAAATAGTGTAATTATTCAATTGATGCGGATAATCACGTTATAACTAAGATATCGAAGTTCTATAATTATATTGAAATAGTTTCTAAAATCCTTTACTTTTTATTTTATTCTATGTTATAATCAAAGTATCTTAGGTGCTTTAGGAGGCAGATTATGGAAATGGTTAGATGTACAGGAAAAGAGGCTTATCTCAAATCAATCAGACAGGCTAGTGTAATGGCCACAAACAAAGACAATACACTTCAGGTTCTTTGGGAAAGAGATGGAAATGAAATTCTCTGTATCGTAAAGAAGTACGGCAGCAAGACTAATCCAGATGAAGCTATCAGACTTTCTATTCCAGAGTACAGAAACGCTTTCAAGAAGTGCCTTAGTGAGAAATGGTTATTCCAGTTCTTTAATTCAAGAAGAGTTATTACTTGGAGGTAGTGATATGGAAAACAAGTGTCCGAAAGATGTTGATGAAAAATCAAAAGTAAGTGATGAGTACCTCAAGGATGTTACACCACTTACTCAGGAGCAAATCGACAAATTGTTAACAGAAATCTCTTCTAAGGATTAGTGATGCTATCAAGTGTCTGCGTACACATTCTGATAGCGTCATCACCTGTCATACTGTTTCCTTTTCCGAGATTTACTTTAGATACAACATCATCGTCATAAATCTCAAACTGAGCCATATAATTCTCTGTAGTTAAATCTGTGTTTCCGAAATTTATAATAAGCACATTGTTGTTACTGTCTTTAGTGATATTGTTTCTGTCTTCTGCAGGAAGTTTTCGTAATCGTGTTAATATCTCTGTAAGAACCTGCTTTGGTTTCTTTCCCAATTTGTATTGTTTAATATAATTTTGGAAATCTTCAATCTTACTCAGAATAAGACTACATGAGATAAGAGATGATGCAACTGTCATGGTTCCGAGCATACCGTCTTGATAACCTGTTACATTCTTTCCGTTATACTTTGACTTCTTCTTTGGTTTAGATTCAATAACATTATCCTCTTCAACATCTTCACCAAAATCAGAATCACTATCTTCTATGCTTGATTTTACAAGAGCTGCTGTAACTTTCTTCTTTTTCTTCTTAGGCTCTTCGGTTACGTTATTCTCTTCATCCATTTGAACATATTCCATATCTTCATTCCATTCATCACCGTTTTCAGAATCATCCCACCAATTGTCAGGATTACCGATATTATCTTCTTCTGTCTGTTCTACATCTTCAGATTCAGCAGTTACGTTATTCTCTTCTGTAGTCTGAGATTCTTCTGTCTCGTTTACATTATCTTCTTCTGTTTGAGGAACTTCCTGTATTTCAATCTTACTTGCTTTCTCAGGAATCTCACCCTCAGGATTCCAATCAGCTTCACTCCAATTATCTGGGATGTTATTATCGTATACCCATTCTGCTTCTTGTGGTTTAAGGCCTGTCTTCAAATCAACACATCTGATTTTATTACCGTTCTTATAAAGGTGCCATACTTGAAAATCCTGAGTAGCTGGGTTTCCTGTGAGAACTTTATAATGACCTTTACCCTCATCGTTTAACTGTTGAATCTTTCCTACATTTATTCTACCGGCACTATAATCTTTTTTAGTTCGTGTTTGTCCGTCTCTAGCATCAGTAAAAGTACGTCTGTAAGGACCGTTACCACGAATCCATTTTTCAGCGTCTTCAGCGTATAAAGTATTATTAGCCCAATCTTTTACTTTCTGTGCCTTTTCTTTAAGATTATCTATCTTATCTTTGATTCCGTATTTTACTTCACCAAGCGGATTAAATGAGAGAATAAGACCTGAATTAATACTGTTCATGAATAACTTGGTAAACATATCTGCGGAAACAGAATCACCTTCTTCAATCTCTGGAAAAAGATTTGCAGCATCATCAAGACTGTCTACAACCCATTTACCGTTACCGACAAAAGTAGCCTCAACTGTAGTTTCTGTACCTTTAGAATTCAATGTAACGTTAATGTTGTTTCCACCAGTGATAAGACCGTCTACAAGTACACCGGCTGATTCAAGTTTATTTTTAAGTAATAAAGGTATTTTTCCTGTAATCTCAATTGATGATTTAAGAAGTTTATTCATATTCATAAAAGGATTCTCCATATATAGATAATATGTAAAAAAAGACGGAATTACTTCCGTCTTTAATTTTATTCGTTTATATTTTCAACAGTATCAGCCCAATATTCCCAAAGTGTTATCGTAGACTCCAGACTGTCTATCGCATGGTTGTAATACACTTCCCATGCATAATCGTCATCATCACTTGCCGGTGGATTTAGTTCTGGTCTTACGGGTCTTGGTGGAAGTACCTTTTGATTCTGTGGTTTTGTTACGCAGCTTGTCATTGTTAGAATTGGCAGTATTCCGAGCATGACTACGCAAATCTTCTTTAGTTTTTGCATTTGATATCTCCTTATCCTTTTCATCTTTCTTTGCAATTTCTTCCTGAACCTTTTCTGAATAATCTTTAAGGCTTTCTGCATTCTGTTTGTAAGCGTCTGCAATCTTCTTGTTTTCTTTCGCCTCTTCAGATTTCTTACCGGCATATTTGATTGCAAGAATAAGACAAAGAAGAAGTAATACAATAATTCCTACACCAATAATAATTGTTTTCATTATTTGTTCTCCTTGAAATTAAAACTCATATCAAACTTATCCTTAGTGTATTTTACATTTATAGATTCGATTTCATCTCTGTTCAAAATAACCTTCAGAATTTCAGCCGCCCTTTCTATCATATCGGGTTTTTCCTTTGCAGATTTATTCATAGATTTTTTTGGAAACAGTCCTGACATTTCGTTAGGCATATCTTTCATTTTTCGTTCTCCTCTTCTTCAATATTAGATTCTTCTTTTGGTAAAAGTTTATCGGCAAAAGCCAATCCAACTTTCTGTCCTACATTTACCCCAAGATACATCATACTGATTGCAAAGAAGTATGAGAGTGCTTTCTCAATAAGGCTTACAAGACCTTCTACAATCTGTTTTGTAAAAATCATTACAACAGCACACCATGCAATTACAAGAATCGCAACGATAAGCCAAGTAATCCATACAACGAATTTACGGCTGTCTGTCTTTTTAGTTTTCTCCTGTTCCATTTTTAGTTTTCTCCTCTATCATATCAATGTGCTTAGCAATGAGTACAGATACTACAATGATGCCAACCATCATAGCACTACCAATAATCATTCCTAAAATAATTTTAAGCATTACCATTTATACCTCGCTGTCTATGTCATCGTCTTTGTTAATAGAATCTCTTATAACAAAAATAAGGGCCATAATACCTATAGTTATAAGAGATGATGAAAGTATTATTTCAAGTATTTTATCAATCATAATTAATCTTAATAACGATAGTCTTCAGGGTCGTAATAATTATTATACCAATCATAAAACTCATCTGTAAATGAAGACCAACCTTTTCTTCCAAGTAACTTGAACATTTCATCGCTATTTTTTGGTTTGAGTTTTTGATATAAACGGTTAGCTTTATCAGGATATTTATCCATCCATTCAGCTAAATCCTCTACAAATCCATAATCATAATCCCTAAGAAATTCTTCATCTTCCCACATCTTGTCAATCATTGCATCTGCAACACAAGATGGAATATCATAATCTCCAAGTGCTTTTTCCATTGGAACATCGGAGTAACGTTCATCATACCATCTAAATATTTCATCATCGGAGGCTTCATAATAATCATCAAAACAACCAGCACTTTTTTGTAACCAGTAATCGTAATCCATCATAACATTTACTCCTAGTTAGCTGCCTTTCTCTTAGGCGTTTTCTTACCGACTTCTTCATCACGTAGTGCTTTTAATACGGATACATCCAACTTAATATCATTCATTGTATCCGTAAGTTTATTAAGACTGGAAATTATAGCCTCGTTCTGTTTCTGTATAATATCCTTACATTCTTTAATCTCCTCCGAATTCCTTTTGACTTGAGAATTCATAGTAGCCCCCTTCCAGATTACTCCGGCAAGTGGAAGAATATAAATTATGTCTTTAATCCACGCTATATCACTAAGTTGTGCTGTAGTCATATATACCTCCACAACGATAGTATTATACTATTGATTGTTTCTTCTGTAAAATATATAAAACAAAGAAAAGGTACAGAACGGAAAACTATCAGGTGCGGAGTAATACACCTTAAAAAAAACGTTCTGTACCTTTTGTAAAAATATTTAATTTAATATCTTAATTATCGTTATCGGAATCTCTCAGCCAATCAAAATACTTTCTAGTTTCCAACAGTTTATCCAGTGTATCTTTATCGCACATCAGAATACTCAGGGTACACCATATGAATCCTACGGCAATAAGAACAATATCAAATAGTATCCTCATCTAAGTCCTCAAAACAACTTGGAATGGTATTCGGAAAGTAACTTGTCTTGAAGTATTTTTTATTTTTGACAAGTGGGTGAGATTCCTGCATTGCCGCTTTATCTTCTTCCAAAAGCCGCTTTACTTCTTTTTCAAGTGCCTTACTTCGAGCTGTTCTGTACTCACCGTACAGTTTAAGATTCTTCATAGCTGTTCTGAGAACATCCTCAGATACATGAAGTTCCTTGGCATAGTCCATTATCAGCAAACTTTTGTTGTTCTCTTCTGTAATAAACTTACTAAGAAAATCCTCAGCTTCCTTACTCCAAGCCTTACAGATGTGATGCTCAACATACACAGTCTCAGCTACGAATCCGTGGCCTTCAAGTATTTTAATTATTCTGGCTGCTGTTCTGCCGTATCTTTTCGATAGTTCTGTGGTCGTGATGAGATTGTCCAATTTGTTCTCCTGTCCTGTGTAAACTTCTGTAATGCACCATAGAAAAATACTACAGTAACATCTCCGTATTTATAACTGTTTGGAATAGACTTACTGTTATCTTTCATTTCCAAAGCATCAGCACATCTTTTCCAAGTGTCAGTAGATAGTTCTTTACTTACATCAACTTCAACCTTATATTGACTTACGGAATATGCCTTGCACTGTCCGTTAAAGTATCTGTTGATTCTATTTGCTACTTCATTGCTGTTCATTAGTTGTCTCCGTACATCAACATTATGTATTCGTCCTGTAAAGCTACAAGATGGTTTATCGGAAGGTTATCAAGTTCATTGTCACTATAGCCAATGTTATGCAGCCATTCCCAAAACATTTTTACTCTCATTTCATTACCACCCTGCCGCCACAGTATGGACAAGACTGAAACAACTGTATAAGAGTTATGTGTTTCTTCTTTGCCAATTTCCAAATGTTTACTTTCTGATTAATACAACCAACATAGAACCAGTCTTTGTTGTTCTTACATTCCTGCCAATTACAAGGAATCAAATTAGGTTTTTCTTCATCCATTGTTACACCTCACTAAGCTGTGCCATTTTGATTTCACAGTTTGTGTTCTGTGTCTTCCAACAATCAAGGCAAAGTCGTTTAATGATTTCTACATCCGAATAGTGAGGGAAATTAGCAAGAACATCTTCCTCGTTATCTTTCCACCACTGAGCAAAAGTTTTTTCTTCCATGAGTTTTCTCCTTTATAACTTTAATAATAGAATTATATCTCAGACAGTAAAGTTAAAAAAAGGATACCCTGATGCCCGATAAAATGAACAAAACAGACAACAGGGTATCCGAAAACATTTGGAGGTAATCACATGACATATCCGTGGGTGGGAGGGAAAATACGGATACACCAAGATAACTACACTAATAATATTAGAATCAGATTTTTGAAAATAAAAAGGACCTTCATACTGACAGTACAAAGGTCCGAAGGAGGTGTCATGCATAAAAACATGTCATTAATATAATATTAGAATCTGCTAAGAAACAGACCAAAAGTTTTTAAGTAAGTGACAAAGTTTAGGATTAAGATTTCTCTCCTCTTCGTCTGTAAGTGTAATAACGATATTAGAATCATTACCGTCAAGCACACATTCTATATCAGCCTCAGGTACTTTCTCTTTAAGATACTCACATACCTTATAGACACCGTACTCACGCCAATAATGAAAAGGAATACCGTCTATTACGACTTCTTTGTGCATATTGATAAGGTCGAACTCTTTGCTACCCTTAGACAGTTTCTTATATCTTACAGTGGCAAGTTCAACTATCTCTTCAATCATGTCTGTACAAGTCATCCTCTCTCCATATATAAAAATATCTTTATTATGTCTTTACCAAGTTCAAGTCTGTACTGGCAAGATATACTGTTTACCGTATGTTCTATGATTTTAGAATCTATACCGTTTCTGTAATATTCTTGTATAACGCCAAATTCAGATTGTTTCTGATTATTAAATGTACAACCGTCATTAAGTAATCTCTCTTTAAGAAGTTTAGCATAACTGAGAAGTCTTTTGTTCATTAGTTAATCCACCTTAGATGTATTTATTTAATACTTAAAAACCACGTCATAGATTGCTGTAGTGACGTTCGACCCTTAAAACAAGTAATTATACTAACTACCCTAAAAAGACGTGTTATATGCAATCTATGAACGTTTTAGAGGGTATTTTAGAGTTTGTCTCCTGTTCTGTTTGCCCTTTCTGTATTCTTGGCAAGTACATCAGAAAGCATCTTCTCAATATCAAAGTTTTCTTTATATGCGAGCAACATCGTCATACAAAGGACATCACCAAGTTCCATACGATAAGGTTCTGCACCTACACCATAAGCCATACTAGCTTCTACAACTTCACCTGCAAGATGTTTGAGAAGTTCTACACTGGTAAGGGAATTCATATAAGGACTATGCTGTTCTCTCTTTAGTGCAACTTCGTACATCTGTCCTGCCATTTCATTTAAATCAATCATTTCATTTCCTCACTGTATGTTACAAGATAAGTATTATTTTCAAGTGGTTCAATTTTAATAACGTTTTCTTTTGGAATATTCTTTAAGAACTCATTAGTGTTATGTACTGAATCAAACCTTTGTATTTGAATACATTTATCTTTCTTGCCAGACTGATAATTGAGTAAAGGTTGTGGTATGGTTGTAACATAACCCTCAATAATAAAATCAGGAACATCGTACATCATTTTTACATCAAACGAAAAGATTCGTATTCGTATACATGGCTCCATGTTTTTAGTAGCATAAGATGTATAACGTTCATACTCAATTACATCATCTTTACTCAGACATAACTCTCCTCTGGACTCATCATATACTCTAAAACTGATGGTAACTATAGCTTTTGTCATGCGTTCTTCATATCCTCTATTACACTATCACCACTGAACTCATCAAGAGCTGCACTCATATCAGCTACTTTCCATTTGAGTTCCTTAAGACCAAACTCATCAGGAATTGCTCTGCAGCAAGCCTCTGCATGTTTAAGCATCTCACCAGCTGTATCAAGATAAGACAAGAACTTCATAAATGGTGTAACCTTAGCTCTAAGTTCATCATCTGTCTTACAGCCTTCTCTGTAATGATTCAATATTCCTTTGTAATCTAACATAGTTTACACTCCTGAATAAATTACAGCATTTCTATCAGCAAGATTAAGTATATATTCCTCAATCTTATGCCAATCTACATCATCAACCATGAATACATTCTTATCGTCAATATAAACATCTGCAACAATCTTTCTTGACTGCAGCTGATAAGGACTGTAATTATAAAAATCCAAATCAATCCCATGTTCATTCAACCATTTTCTGGCTTCATCAAGATAATATCCTTCCCGACAAGTCCACAAAACAATTTTATTTCCAGCAGCCTGAATATTATGAATTGCTTCAAGAGCATATTCTTTCATCTCTCCAATTTGTGGGAAAACATTTTTATCAGTGATTGTTCCATCAAAATCAACTGCAATTACCATAATTTATACTCCTAAAAAAGATTCTGTTAGTTGGTACGTCTACCAAACTTAACCGATATTTCCTACCGGAAGACAAAACAGAAAATGCCTTATACGTTTATCTCACTGTAACCCTGTGTGAAACGTATAAAATAAGGATAGGTGAGGGGAGGACTCGAACCTCCACTAAGGGTATTCAGATGAAAATATCCCTTTCAATCACCGAAGCTCTGCCTTGGTTTCCCGTTGAGCTACCTCACCAAAATGGTTCTAAGTGCGAAACTAAAACCCATCGCCCCTTTGAGTGCTCCTTAGCTTAATTGCCGAGAGTCTGTTAGAACCAATATAGGTTCGTTCAGGACTTGAACCTGAATCTCCGGATGGAACCTTGCAGGATACGTCTCCGGTGTTCTGCCAGTTAAACTAACCAACCAATTTATTTTAATATTAGAATTTCTAATTGAATATTATTTATACTCCTCGAATAAAAATTCCTGAGCATAAGGTAATGTCTTAGCCCATTTGATAAAGTTTTCCATAGTGTCATTGTCATCACCACTCCATGTATTCTGTTTGTGATGTAATCTCCACTGACAAATATTTCTTAACGTGCTGTAATTGAAATGCCACATACGAGTTTGCAGCCAGCTGTCTCCAAGTCCATAAATCAAATCATACCATATATCCTTGTCGTGAGTTTCATTGAACTTCTGACGAGCTTCTTCAAGTTTCTGAATATCAATAAGACTTGAAATCTTTCCGTTTGTTGGCTTTGGTTCAAAACAGGTTTCATCAATGACGTACTTACCTATACGGTGCATTGTGGAAGTTGAAGACTTTACGCCATGTCTATAGGTATCAGCTTCCTTCCAGAAACAAAGTGGTGCCTCTACACAAACCCATACTTCAATCATCTGTAAGAACTTACTGTTTGGTTCACCGGCAGCTTTCTTCGTACTGTCTGCTTTAATAAGATTTTTACAGATACGCAAATCTTCTGGTCCGATACGTCTTCCGCCCATACTGAGCATACTATCCATCTTAGATACAGCGTCTTCATAATCTTTAGACATATTAAGACGAACACCAATAATGGCAGGTTCAAATCCTTCAACCTTTGTATAAGTAAATCTCATTTTATTTTGTCTCCTTTTCTAGCCAATAAGAATTGCTCTGCTTGATGTATATGCTCAAACCATATTTTTGCTTGTTCTTCTGATTCAAATTGTGCTTTCATTATTCTATTATCAGAAAGAAGTAACTCAATTATTTTTTCTGCTTTGGTGAGTTGTTCGCTTGTAAACTTTATATAGCCATCTTTTGCCAATAATTTTAAACAATTCTCTGGCTTTAATTTTTCTTTCAGTTTTGCATTTTCTTTTTCAAGTTCGGCAAGATTCTTACAGATAATCTCAAATCCTTGTTGTAGTGTAGGGTTTTTAAGTGCCATAGAAATTGCACCCATAACAGCTGAACGTGCTTCATCTTTATTCATTTTCTTTTATCTCCGGTTACTTTTGTATAAGTAAATCACATTTTATTTTGTCTCCTTTTCTAGCCAATGATACACATACATATTGTCTTGAAGTACTGAACTTGTAATGTGGGTAACAACATAACCGTTGTTAAGATATTTAGAAAGTTTATCTACCTGTTCCTTATCTTCATTACTCTTACCCCTACCTACAGGTATTGTTACAACGAACGCATACTCTTTCATTTTCCGTCATCTCCATCAATATTCATATTAGGATTATTCTTCATTAATGTTTTTGCAAACTTAATTGCTTTAATACATTCATCACACAATCGGAATGTAGCATATCTTGCTTCTGACTGAGTTAATGATATCGCTTTACCGCAAACTGCACAAGGAATAGCACAACTAGGTTCACTTAACGGAATACCCTTCACTTCAGTATCATTTGTCGTACCGATAGGATTAATCCATTCACTCATATTCGAACTCCATTTAATATAGTGATATCTGGTGCAATTGGTTTATCAATATGCATATACAGTTCAGGATTGACAAACTGTCCTGACGGAATATTACTCAATTGATTTACAGTTTCTTCATCAGGCTCTTTATGAAGATTTGGAATACCGCAGTACTCTTTAATATAACTGGCTACATTGTCATTATAGAAACTATAGATTTCAGATGGTATTGTCATTATCCTGTAATTATTACAAACCCATGAGCTTATAACATTCTTTGGTACACATCCTTTTCTACAGTTCATAACATTATATAGTCTTGGACTGACAATAAATATATTTTCATTGCCATTCAGGAAAGATTCAGCTGCGGCAAAATGAATATCGTCTGCGTGCTTGGCAAATCTTTTATTTGCTCTATGTCGTTTGATATGCTTTATCTTCTGAGACAGTTTCATTTCTCACTCCTCTTAATCATTTCATCTGCCTGTTTGTAGGCCATATCTGCTATTTCATCAAAACCTCGTTCTGTAAGTTGTGGATTAGCACTAAGACCTGTCATAGCCTGAATCGCAATGTAATCACGGACCTTAAGCCCTGTATAGACAGTACCTTTACCATTACTGTCATATAACTTATATGGAAATACATTCTTATCTGCTTTCATAATTATTTATCCTCCTTGTTTGTAAACTTATCAAAAGCCTTTGTTATATCTTCAATGCAATAAGAAGTTTCTTCGATGTAATGACAACCTTCACCTTTATAATATCCGAAAGCAAGTTTACCTTCAAAAGCATATTCAAAATTCTTTGTATTGATTACATCAGGATTCGGTACAGTGAAAATGTATTTAGTGTCTGAATCTGGAATAGTGAATATAATTTCATAATAGTAACTTTCATAACCGCCAGAATACATATCCACAATCTTGACTGGTTTCTTGAATACTTCATCTTCCAGATACTTTTGGAGAGATTCAAACATCAGTTTATTAGCCTTGTATTCCTTAGAACGTTTATCTGTATCTTTGGCGAGATGAAAATAATCCTGTGCAGGTTTAATTCTAAAAAGGAAATTAAAATAATTTACATTGTGAGTTACTGTGTAAACCTGGTCTTCCTTAGCAAGCTGAAGTAGTTTAGTGTATTTATCTACCTCACGCTGCATCTCTGTTACAAGTTCATTCGCCTTACTGATTGCCATAAGACGTTTGAGATTTTCGTCTCGTTCAATTGTTTCGTAAATATCCATAATTTATTGCTCCTAACTTTAATTATAGAATTACTTTGATTTCTACTGAAGCTGTTCTGTCTTATTAAGCACTAATGACACCTTGGCATTGTCTTTACTGAATCCACCAAGTTTATCATCACCTGACCATACTTCGTACCAATAACTCATATACTCATGAATCTCAGGGTATGTATCTCCGTGATGAGTTGCGACTTCCTTTATATCAGTAACATCGTGGAAGGTGCGAGTGATTTCCAATTTGCCATCATGTAGTATCTCAGTGACTTTTAATTCCATAAGTTTAATCCTTCTTTACGCTCTGCATTATTTTAATCTTATAATCATTCATAAATCTTGTGGATTCTACTGACAGTTTGTTTACACAAGTTTCACAGAAGAAGAACTGCATCCTGCCTAACCACATTTGAGTTGAAGTTTCTTTACCGCACTCAATACATTTACCGTGCCCATTTACTGATATTATTTTCATTTTATTGCTCCTTATAATGATTCTTCATAAAATGTGAATAAAACTGCTTAGTGCAAGTTTCACATAAATCAAGTGATGTTCTTGCATTAGCTACTGGAACTTCGAAATTTGCCATGACAGTAATATCTGATTGATTATCTAATGGATGTATCTGTGCCCCACACCTATCGCATTTAATATATGTCATATTACCAATTCCACTCCCTCATCATATACTGTAAATGTAAATCATAATCATATCTTTCCAAAAATTCTCGTTCGTGTTTTCGTTTAAGATATTCTGTCGTATCCTTCTCAAATATCTTATACTCAATCCAATCAAAGAACTCACAGATGCCATACAGTATGTATAGAATAAGAATTGCATAAAAAGCAGCTACTACAATATCCCACAATGTCTCAAGAATTGTCATTTCTCAACCTCACTTAAAACTCTTGCCCAAACTGCCAAAGCCGGTCAAGTCCTATAATCTTATCAAGACAATCACTATCATCATGTGAAGAGTCAACAAGTCTGTGGTGTAATTCTGTTTTCATCCCATTTATCTGTGTTTCAAGTTCTTCAATCCGCTTTTTAGATTTTCTTTCTCCAAACTCCACACCGTCTTGAAAGAAATCCCAATGCGGACTAAGTGGTCTATCTCCGTAACAAGAATCTGGATAATTGTTTATAAAAAATTCTTCTTCTGTCATCTGTCTATCCTCATTTCAATATTGTTTAATACACACTTCTTAATATCTTTCTTATCCTTAATTGGAATCCAAGTGTACCAGGTACAATCTGGAAACTTATCGTGTTCAGCTTTACTGAAATACATTACAGTCTGTCCACGATTAAAAGCTGATTCATAGAACTGTATCTTTTGTTTGGTCAGTTGTTTCATTTTGTTTCTCCATAAGGATAAGCAACTTCATCACATTCGTTATAACAGTTGAAATAATATAGCAGCTTATCTTTTTCAAGCGGTGTATAAGCATCATTACCTGCAAGCATCATTTCAACTTCACGTTTTGTATATTTACAAGTCCATCTTCTGGCAAGAACCATTAAAACATTATCCCTTGTCATTCTCATACTCCTTATTCACAAAATCTTGGAATATGCCTACTGTACATGGTAGCCATTCAAGTCCACTAGATATATACCAAAAGTATTCTATAGATGTTTTCCCAAACTCTAAATCTGTTGCTTTCTTGTGAAGGTCTTCAAGGTTCTTAATTTTACCTTTAGTTTGAATATTAATAAACTTATCAAACAACTCATTTTGGTGTAAATCTATAAAGTTCTTTTCTTCGTATGTATCACAAACGAAAGTATAATTATCTGGGGCGTTACTCTTTACCTTTATCATGAATACTTTATCTCCCTTCTACAAATAAAGAAATTCTTCCATAGCTTCATCATACTTTATTTCGTATTCAACACTTTTCTCTGGATTGCTTGTCCAATAGTCTAAAGACTTCTCACTATACTTGTTACATTTATCCTGAAGTTTACGAACCTTCTTTTCAAACTTTCTCAGTCTGTCCAGTTCTTCATCATGAGCATGGAAGGCAAAGTCAACCCATTTTACAGGAATGATGATGCCTGAGTTATTGTTACATTTATCACCAAACACCTGTTCTCGGGTGTAATTACATTTCTTCAGGAAAGATTCCCACCATTCTAAAAAGTCTTTACTAAGATTCATTTATTCCACCTTTCCCCAAGCATTTGCTAAACAATCATCTGTTGTCCAATCGTTACCAATCATAACATGGAAATTTGTGGCAGGGTTCTTATCAATTGCAACAACCATAGCTTCTACATCAGTACCAGTATCAGTATCAATTCTACGAACGATATCTCCAACCTTCAAGTCAGTCCATTTAAGACCTTCCGGCTTAATACGATATTTGGTATTGGTTTTCCATTCTGGATTAGATGCTTCAAGCCAATGGCCATCATATTCAAACTGAATACTCTTACCATCTTCCCAAGCTGCTATGATATCAGCGAGGTGTCTTCTAGACGTATACCATTCCTCAACTTTATCTTCAGTATCTTCAAACAGTTTGGTCTTAGCACTATATTCTTCCTTAACAGATTCCCATTTGTCACTTCTACAAGCTGTAAGGTAATAATCTTCAGGATTAGATGAGCCTTTTCTGGAAAGATAAACAATCCAAGTTTCTTCCGGCTCTGAAATAAGGTAGGCAAAACCCCATGCACAAGTATTAGGGTCACTATTGAACTGAACAATAAATCTGTGTTCTTGCGAATCATTGGCAATATGTCTGATTGTTGCCATACTACGTTCACTGTCTACATACTCTTTCAATGTTGCAAGGTTATCTGCAACAAAAACTTTGCTACCCACTTTCAGTTCATCAGCGTTCAATGCGGTATAACATCTTTCAGCTAAAAATTCCATTATTTACTCCTTGTTATAATATTAGAATGTTACTGGTTTCTACAACTTTACATATAGTCTTTATACACTTTCCTGAATATCTTAAATGCCTTACTTGTCATAAAGCACGGTTTCAATCCAAGGTCATAATACTTCAACAAATCAACCAGATAGATACTTTTACTAAGCGGAACAATGACATATCCTTCTTCGATACGCTTTTTAATCTGCTCCATTGTAAGAAGTTTTCTGTACATGTCGAACTCTCTTGAGAACTCTCTTGGAATTTCTGATATTGTTGGATTGTAGTATATGCATATCTTAAGTTGTGATTTCCTGATATATTCTTCACAACCTTCAACATCGTAAATGTAGAATGATGCATTCATTAATTTTACTCCTTAATTTCAAGATTATCTGGAACACCAGCATCTTTATTTAATTTATCACAAATCTGTTCTGCAAGTTCCTTTGAAGAAAACACCGTATTATATTTGTTATATGTCTTAATATCAAAATCATCTATCGTGCCATTGTAGATATTTTTATTCGTGTAATTCGTACTATCACCAAAATCATTATGATAAGTATAAATTACTTCACATTTAATATTAGGGTCATTATTAAAACGTATACGAATAGATGGAATAGGTTTTGCAACATATTTACACCAATACTTACCACATACAGGACATTCTTCTTCACAATCTCTTCCGCTTGGTGATTTGAAATGTATTTTACGTTTTTCATCACATTTATCACATTTAGGAACATATCCATAAACAGTATCAATACAATAACATTCTTGATGAATGTCTGCAAGTTCAATAAGTTCATTAATCTTCTTACGAGCAAGTTCCCTTTCAATCTCACTCTTCTCACGATTAAACTTTTCTTCCTTGAATTGATACTCCATTTGAATCTGTGCCCAATTCTTTTTCACATCTTGTAATTCTTCATTCTCTTTTTTAAGACGAGCCATCTCTTTGACATACTCATCTCTGACGGTCTTTCGTAATCCTTCTTTAAACTCTTCGATTGCTATGTCGAAGTCAGAAGGACCTTCATTATAAAAATCTTCCCACATAATTTTACTCCTTGTTATAATATTAGAATTACAATGATTTCTAAAGGATACGAATTCTCTTTACACGTGATTTAAGAAGCTGTCGTGCTCTGTCTTCTTTCATACCTTCAACAAAATGAGTGGTAGCATTATCCCTTTCAATAATCTCTTTCTGTAATCTTTTGATATACCATTCGAGTTCAGGTGACAGGTCGATAATCTTTGGAATATCATCCATACTTAGTTCTCCTTTATGACTTCTGAAACATCAAAAGCGGCTCTCAGCATTTTGATAAGTTCAACTTCATAAAGACCTGACATTGTGGGATATGAAAGTCTGGCACATTCAACATCAACACGAATCCTCTCAAGACTATCTTTGAATTTGTCGGTATTAAAATGTTCTTCAAACTCTTTTGGAATTTCGATTGATATGGTCATCTTTAGTCCTTCACAATGTTCTTAGTGATACCGTAATAAGGTAATCCGGTTTCATCAAGTTTTATGGAGTCAGAAGACTGATAACCGCTCCACTTGTTTATATGGTCTAGGTTATACTGATATTCCATTCCTTTCTTGATTGCAAGTTCTACAGTCTGACCTGGTGTGAGATTATTCTGATATGCCTCATCCATTATCTGAGCAATCATGCTTTGAATTGCTTTTGATTTCTGAAGTGCTACGTAATCTATTGCGTCACTCATTGTATATCATCCTTATGTTTCTTTTCGTACCACTTCTCATACCCTTTCATATACTCATTATAGTCAGGCATATTTCTTGGACAGAAATCCTTACAATGTTCGTATTCTTCTTTAGCTTCTCTAAGTTGAGTCTGAAGATTTACTCTCTGTTCATTAAGATAATCTTTCTGCTTTATCAAAGTTTTATTTTCTTCAATCAGCTCTTTATGCTCGTCACCATTGTCCAACCATATCTTAAGTGAACGGTAACAGTCTGGACAGATTTCCTTATCAAGTTTATAACCTCTACTGTCTTTACCGATAAGGTTTCTATACTTGAATCTACGAACAGTAAAACAATTAAGATTCTCAACCTGTTCCTTGCCGCATCTTGCACAAGTAAAAATAATCTGTGTTTTCATTTATTTCTCCTCAAATCCTTTTAATTTAATAAATTGTCTTAACGGAAAATATCCATATATCAACGAACAGTTCCTACAAAGACAATCTATTTCTTCTTCATCTACATGTTCTTTTATTTTTATAAATGGACTATGGCACAAAGGACATTCTTTATCTATATTTGTTGTAAAGATAAATTGTCCGTTAGGTGCGTATACTTTATATTTCATTATTCTAAAATCCCTTAGTTACAGATACAGTATCAAGAGTTCCGACAAACAGAATATGAATATCGTCAAAGATAATATTCAGGCTGTGGTCGTAAAACTCTTTCCCTGTATGTTCGTGATAGTATTCCCATGAAACAAACTTGATGAAGTTACCCTCTGGGAATTCAAACTTGTTACCTTTCGCAGAGAAATAATGATAATCAATCTTACCACGTATCCTATTTGCAAAGTTTAACGAAAGGTCATGTGCGTGATTCATTCCGTATGGTGTGATGTAGATTACGTTCTTACCTTTCTTTACAAGTTTCAATGCTCGTTTAAGGCAGCGAGTTGTCTTTCCTTTACCTCTATTCAGTTCAATCTTTTTCATCTTTTACCTTCCTATCAGTTTTTCATACACTTCATTTCCTGTATTGATTATGTTCTCATATAGAACGTCTGGCATAAAATCATTTTGATGTCTCTGAATATCGTTATATGCCCGGTCCATAATCTCCACAACTTTATCTGAGTTTAATGGTTCACCTAGACAATTATAATTAAATACGACAAATGTATACATGGTAATGATAGACTTTAATAGTAAATCAGATTTTTTATACTTATTCTCAAGTTCAGCATATTTCTTTTTAAGTTCGTTATACTCTCTTGTTGTCTTGTTACCAGTATTCATTGCAAGATTGTTTATTGCGTCTACAAGCGGCTTATTTGATTTTTTTAAAACATTATCTAGTTCCTCACCTAAACCTTCAAGATACGCCATATCACGGTTTGGTAATGTATCCCTCATTTACTTTCCTCTCTTTCAAATACTACAATCACATAATCAGTTGGCATAGTATCTCCGTTCCTTACAGTAACAGGAGTAATTGATACAATCTTCCAACCCTGATTAAGCATGGACTGCATTGCAGGTGTTACATCATAAGTGTTGCCATAAGCAGCATAATCTTTAAGAACCTGATAGCTCTTTACACACTGAATAGTTCTGGCAAATACCGGACTGATAAACAGTAATAACATTAATACAATTAAAAATCTTTTCATTTATTCTACCTTCTTTAAGAATTCAGTAGCAAATGCACCGCTATATCCTTTTAAGAATACTACTTCTGAACCACACATTTCACAACTGTCACAGATACACTCCCACACAACATCTTCACGACCGTGTGATTCCATACAGGTGTGCATTACAACCTTATCACCTTTGAATAATTTGTTTACCTTAATCTTTTTCATTCTTTTTACTCCTTTAAAAACTGTCTTGCTTCTTCTAATGTATTACCATCTTCGTCATATTCTATTTGGTCACAATAGATTGTAATTAGTCTACGAATTAAATCTTTTGCCTTTCTAATATGCTTTTCTCTTGGCTCTGAACCTGCAATATACCCATCGACACAAGAATTCCAATAAGTGAGTGATTTATGGTCTATTGCATGTTTTATCCATTTATCAGCATAATCTTCTGCTTCCTTTTTCAATTCTTTGTTCATTTCACTAACTCCTTCATTACCCAATCTTTCATCTCATTTTCAAAACATTTTCGTCTGTCTATTGGGCCACAATCTTTAGAACAATTATAGCAGCACTTCATTCTTCTCTCACATTCCTTATACCCTGCGATATAGATTGATTCTTCCCTGAGATAAATATCCTGTTTGGTAGGTTTATCAACTAACTTGTGGGTATGATTCTCGATACAGTCTTTTGCTAATGATTCGAGAAATGTCATTTACTACTCCTTCTCGAAACATTCGTTCACATCATACCAATTCTCATTGTATTCAATCTTAGAACTTTCAACATTATTTACCATGAGTGACTTTCTTAAATTATCGATAAGTCTATTCATATCAAACTCATTTGCACATTTGACATCAATGTTTACCTTAATTGTTTTCATAATTTTACTCCTTATTATAATTATAGAATTATCTAATTTTCAGGAACTTTAGCATCCCACTGAACAGGTCTCCACAAAGCTCCACGAAGATTCTCTCTGCTTCGGAACTCTAACTTAGCACCATCCTGTTTGAATCCATCCTGCTCGAATACAATAAAGTATTTCGTATTATAGATTGCTACAAGGATTGCTACATGACCATACTTGTTTGTCTTACTCTTATCCCAAATAAGAATATCACCCTTGTCATAATCTGCTGTAGGACTCTCAACAGTCTTTTTAAGATTGGTGCATTTATCAAAGATGTCCTTAGCACCACCGTCTGCTCCAAGTGCTGGGAACTGGTCTACATTAAATACATCATGTACATACTGTCTTGCCAGGTCTACGCACTGATAGCTGCCGTCTCCCTTAAACTGTTTGTCCTTGTAATCAACCTTCTTACCTTTGTAGGTATTAATAAACTGTGTTAGATTCATTTATCTATCTCCTTTACTTCAAATCTTACTATTTCATAATTATTGGGAAAGTGTTTATCTCCTATCTCCTGTGCAAGCCATACTTCGGAAGTCAATGTATTCTCATTAAGGTTTGCAGACCAATGATAATTGATAAAGTCATAATAGTATGTTTTACCTGAACTGCTAATTTGTCTCAGTCCATATAGTATTGTCATTCCTCTATCTCCTTTAATTCGAATGTAGTTATTTTATAATAACCCTTCTTCCAATGTAATTCAGCAATACTCTCTGCAATATCCTTTTCTGAGAACAGGCAGTCCATATCAATTGTCACAAGCCATACCTGATTGTAGTAATCATAATAGACAGTCTTACCTTCTTCGTTCTTATGAGTAATGGCATAAAAGGTTCTTATCATTCCTTGTTCTCCTTACAATATGAATAATGTCTTAAGATTATGCTCAGTGAGTGTGTAACTCTTACCATAACTGTACGGATTATAGATATTATTTCCGTACCATTGTGAATAAGATAAAAACACTTCGTATTCTTCTGAAGATGGGTTGAAAAGGATAATGCCGTTGCTACCCTTGCACTTTACAGTATCACCTACATGAAGAGGTTGTCCGTACATATCCCTGAATGGTATAAGCTGACCAATCGGATGTTTTATCCTGTTTCTTATGTAGTTTATGATTTCATAAATCTTGTAAATCATTTGAACAGTCTCCTTATCTGTCCTTTTATAAACTCAATACATCAATCTGTTCATAAAGGTCATTTACTTCTTTTTCAAGTTCTTCAATCTTAAAAATTGCACTGACTAGTGGATTAGTTAAAAATTGCTGACATTCATCTTCTCCACGAAA